CAGGTAATATTGTTACTTCAGCACAGCCAAATATCACATCCCTTGGCAATTTGACTAGTCTGAATATGGCAGGCGTTGCTAATTTGGGTCCAACTAGTAACATTGTCATTACTGGTGGAACTGTAAACCAAGTGCTTGTTTCTAACGGATCAGGTGGAGTAAATTGGTTAAGCACTACCGCATTGACTATTGCACCGGGGTCAAATACTCAGGTTCTGTTCAATGATAGTGGAAACTTTGCAGCACAGCCGGGATTAACCTTCAATAAGACAACAAATGCACTTAGTGTCACCGGTAATATCAGTGGGGGTAATGGTGTATTTACTAGCGTATTTGGTAGCGGAACGGCATTAACAAATCTTCCAGCCGGAAATCTAACCGGAAATATTTCAAGTGCAACTCAGGCAAATATTACACAAACAGGAACACTATCTTCATTGATTGTTTCCGGCAACATCAATTCCGGAAATATATCTGCACCAAGTGGTAGTGTTATTGGTAGTTTGTTGACTGGAACACTAACAACAAATGCTCAACCAAATATTACTTCCGTTGGAACGTTATCCACTCTTACGGTAACGGGTAACATTACTGGCAACGGCGCAAATCTAAGTTCATTATCAGGACCAAATGTAATTGGAACGGTAGCAAATGCAAATTATGCAGTATATGCACAGCAATTGGTAGGTGGATCAGGCGTATCTACGGCAAATACAGTAACAAATGCGGCGCAGCCAAACATTACCTCTGTTGGAACATTAACATACTTAATTACATCCGGAAACATCAATGCTGGAAATATAATAGTTCCAAGTGGCACTATTACTGGTAACCTAATCGGCACAGCATCCACCGCAAATACAGTAACAAATGCAGCGCAGCCAAACATTACCTCTGTTGGAACACTTTCAAACCTAACTGTTACTGGAAATATTTCAACAGGAAATCTGATATCAGCAAGCAATGTGTCTGCAAATGGAGTCGTGATCACTAATCCAAACGCAACGACAAGTTTATATTATGATAGTCCAAACAATGCAATAGGCGCGTTTCAAGGTAACCTTGCAAATTATGTGCAGGTATATATTTGGAATTCAAACGTAAGTCAGAACACATCTGCCGACTTTGCAATTTATGATACTACTGGACCTTCAAGTAATAATTTCATTGATATTGGTATTCTAAGTAATACTTGGAGCAATGGATCATGGACCGTTACTGGACCATCAGATGGTTATGTATACACAGGTAATACAAATTTAGGCATCGGCACGGCAGGAAACGCTAATGTTATATTCTTTACGGGAGGACAGTTAGCAAGCAATGAACGTATGCGTATTGCTTCAAATGGTTATGTAGGTATTAACCAGACTAGCCCAGCATATACCTTGGATGTCACAGGAAATTCAAGAATTACTTCATCAGTATTCATAGGAAATGCTGCTGCCAATACAACTATTAACGGTAATGGCGCAATACGTATAATTCCAAATAATGTTTCAGCAGCAAGTTGGTATGGCACCAATGCGAACGGCGTGGGAATAACACAAAACAATGCCACTTATACTGATACAACCTCAAGCGGAACAGCATCTTCTAATGTAAATATTAATTACTTTGGTCAATCTCAATTAAACGCATCAAATCCTGTAACATTCACTAATTTATATGGAACATATTTCTCTAATCCAGTTAACGGAACGAATGTAACTACTACTAACAATTTTGCAGTAGGAGTAGATTCATTATCGGTGAGTAGATTATTTGTTACTTCTACTGCCAACACAACCACCGGCACTACGATTACGCCTACGGCAGGAACCACAAATCAATACAATATAACAGCACTGGCTACATCAGCAACCATCGCCGCTCCATCCGGAAATCCAGTAGATGGCCAGAAATTGATGTTACGTTTCACGGATAACTTAACTTCTCAAGCACTGACATGGGCAAGTATATACCGTCCTATTGGAATATCATTCCCTAGTAGCACCGTATCAGGAAAAGTTTTGTATATGGCGTGTATTTATAATGCAACTGGTGCGTATTTTTTTGGAAGCATTTCTGGCACTGCATTAACGGTAAATACTGTTTATTCGGGAACCATCGCCATCGGTATGGTTCTTAGCGGATCAGGCATAACATCAGGCACTACAATAACTGCCGGAAGTGGCACATCGTGGACGGTTAGTATTTCTCAAGCTACAAGTGGTTTTGTAAGTATTTCGGCAGCTTGTTGGGATGTCATTGCAGTAGCGGAACAATAAAATGACTACTATAAAAACGGTTTTAATTACTTCTGGAACTACTTGGACAATCCCAGTTGATTTTCTGTATAATTATCCATTTACCGTTACTTGTATTGGTGGTGGTGGCGGAGGAAGTGATGCGAATGCAAACCTTTTTGTGGCAGGCGGAGGCGGCGCGTGGTCACAAACCTCCTCTCTGACCATTTCATACCCGACCACCGTATACATATCGGTGGGAGCAGCAGGTAGTGGTGGAACCAACAGTTATGGCGGGAATGGTGGTGATACTTGGCTTAATATAGCAACAAATGCAGCACCAACTTCAACTTCTCAGGGTGCTCTTGCCAAAGGAGGATTGGGCGGATCGACTGGCATTGGAGGACAAGCATCATCCGGTATAGGCAACATAACATATTCTGGAGGAAATGGCGCTACATCTTATTACGGCGGTGGCGGCTCAGCAGCTTCTTCGCTTGGTAATGGGTTTAACGGTGGCGGCGCCGCCTCATCCTCAGGTGGTGGTGGTGGTGGTGGAGGAACTGGCGGAGCCGGTACATATAATTCCACAAATAGTCCGGTGGCTGGAGGCGCAGCAGGGGCCAACGGCGGAGGGGGTGGTGGCAGTGGGGATGGCAATACCGGCAGCGGGGGCGGTGGTGTGGGCGTATCTGGTAGAGATATTTTGCTTAGTTCTGGATCATATGCTGGTGGTGGTGGAGGCGGCGGTGGCAGCGATGACTCCGGAGGCTTTGGCGGCCTTTATGGCGGCGGCGGTGGTGTGGGAAATAGTCAAGGTATATCGCCGGGGAATGGTGCGCAAGGCGCTATAATTATTCAATATACTGCGGCTACGACTAGCACTGTCCTTCTTACTACCACAGGAAACAACATTTGGTATTATCCAGCCGGATTAGTTGTCACTTCTCCTATAAGCGTCGCTGTAATTGGTGCAGGAGGCAATGGAATTGTAAATCCAAACTCAGCAGGCTCTATCGGCGGCGGCGGTGGTGGATTTTCATTATCAAGTAACGTGTATTTAAGTGCAAATTCTACGTATGCATATTATTATATACCATCTGGTGGTTCAACATCTAATGTATATTTTAACACATTAAGTTCTGGTCCCCCTAGTAACCCTACTAACGGTGCTTTAGCAAGAAGTGCTACTGGAAATGTCGGTGGTAATACTACGGGGGCTGTTGGGAATGTTCTCACCTATGGTGGAAATAGTTACACTAGTACGACTTCAGGTTTTAGTGGCGGTTCTGGCGGTGGTGGTGCAGGCGGACCATCAGGTAATGGTGGTTTTGGTGTAGGAGCAAACTCCAACACCGGAACCAATTCTGGCGGCGGCGGCGGCGGGGGTGGCCAGCTAATCGTCGCTTTTTTTGCACAATATGGGCAGGGTACCAGTAATGCTGTCCCATACGCAGGAGGATGGGGACAAGGCAATCCCTCCAGTGGTGGAAACGTCGCAAATGGTGATGGACAAAACGGAACAATTAATCTTTATGGACCGGGTGGCGGCGGCGGGCGCGGCAATAGTTTAGGAACATATTTAGCCCCCGGTGGTGGCGGCTTGGGTGGAAATGGTGGTCATGCAAATATATATACTATCACTGCCGGAGCATATGTTGGTCAACTTGTAGGACCGGGCGGCGGCGGAGGAGGGGGCGGCGGCGCTAATGGAGTCGGTTCAGCCGGTTCTCCGAACTATGGGGGGTATGGTGGAAACGGCGGTCTATTTGGCGGCGGTGGCGGCGGCGCTGGTGGCACAGGCGTATCACGTTCATATTTAACTACTGGAGGATTCGGCGCTCAAGGTGCGATTATTCTCACTTATTATAGTCAACCGGTCGTGCAAACCTCTAATATGCTTATGATGTTTTTTTAAGAAATGGAACTTACATAATGACGATAGTACCATCAGGAATAATCAGTTTGGGTGGAATTGTCCAATCATCCGGACTAAATGAATCAATTGAATACGAATTATATCAAAACGGTAAAGGCTATAATGGATCGGGGAATGCTACTATTTCTCTAAATGATGCTGCCGTAAGAACCCTTGCTGGAATTCCTTCTGGACCCATTTCATTTGCCGACCTATATGGAAAAACTGCATTCAGTCCAACCCTTCATATTCATACAACAACTGGCTCCGGAACAGAAACTATACCAGTGGGTGCGGCGACAATGGTAATTGAAGTTTGGGGAGGCGGCGGTGGTGCTGGTATTGGTACGAAAACAGGTGCTTCTACTGGCGGCGGTGGTGCTGGTGGTTACTCTAGATCATCGTATAACGTGATAGGATATTCGGGACAAACCATAAATTATACTGTCGGGGCAGGCGGAACTGGAATAACTGATGGTCTAGCATCTAACGTATCATCCAATTCTTATACATTAACAACTATGCAAGGATATGGTGGTACACATTCTCCCAACAGCGCGACTTTGACTGGTGCTGGAGGAAATGGTGGTTCAGCTACAGGTGGCAATCAAGCAAACTATAATGGTATGTCAGGCGATGCAGCAGACGGTGCTGGCGGCGTGGGGGGCGAAGGTACAACAGGAAGCGTTGCTGGAGATGGTTCTCCATATGGTAAAGGTGCAGATGGAAGCACATATCCAAGTCCAGCAACTTCTGGTTATAATGGTGCAGTCGTGTTTTACTATACTTAAATCGATAAATAGTTTTAATATATTGAAGGAATTTAAATGATCACATTGGAGCTATTACAACACATGTGTCCACATACACCCACAGCAACTCTTGGGATGTTTGTTGATCCTCTTAATGATGTTGCTAAGCATTACGACATGTTGGAAAACCCGAAACGTGAAGCAGCGTTTGTGGCACAAGTTGCACATGAATCGGGAGGGTTCACCGCAACCAAAGAAAATTTAAAATATAAAGCAGCATCATTGATGAAAACCTTTCACAAATACTTTCCTTCAATGGCTTTAGCAATGGAATATGAACGCCAGCCAGAAAAGATCGCCAATCGTGTCTATGCGAATCGCATGGGCAACGGGAATGAAGCATCAGGTGATGGATGGTTATTCCATGGACGCGGATTGATTCAGTTAACTGGTCGCGACAATTACACACGTTTTGCAACTGCAATCGGTAAAACAGTTGAAGACGCTGCTGCATATATGGAAACTGCCGCTGGGGCAACCGCATCTGCTGGTTGGTTTTGGCATGCAAATAAATTAAATGCATATTGCGACACTGATAACTTTGTAATGTTGACGCGTAGAATTAATGGTGGAACTATTGGCATTGAAGATAGAAAAAGACTCTATCTTCTTGCTCTCGGTTCTATATCTCACGGTTAAGGATTATTATGTCACAACCAGTTTGGAATACACCTAGTGGAACCATTGGAACCTATCCTTCCTTAGTATCATTAACATTTCAGTTATCAGCAAGTGCAATATTGCCTGCTGTTTCTGTTACATATGCAATAATCAGCGGAAATTTACCAACTGGTCTGGGGTTAAGTACTTCTGGATTAATTTCAGGTATACCAACTTTAGTAACGGATAACACATCCTATTCTTTTGTCGTAAGAGCAACGGATAATCTTGGAAATATTAGAGATATAACATTATCTGTTACTATTTCGGGATCAGCAAATCCAAGATTTACGATTCCGGCAGGAAATTTATTGACAACTACGGATAGTACTTGGATAGAATTTCCAGTAACATATAATAATCCTATTTCAACTAATGAAGTAATTGTTAATGTTGTTGAAGGAAGACTTCCACCCGGCATAGAGATAAATGAATATGGTTTAATACGCGGGTATGCACAGCCTCCTGTAATTCAAGTAAATCTGCAAGCAGAGACTACAAATATCGTAGCAATCAGTAATAATCAATTAATATGCCTGAGCACTGCTGGGTTTGAAATTAATAGACCTATAGTATTTTCCGGAACAACATTTGGTGGATTAGTTGCTGGTCAGACATATTATGTTTTATCAATCATTGATCAAAGCACTTTTACTATTTCCAACACTGTTAATGGAAGCCCACTGTCACTGACCAATGGGGTTGGTTATATGTCAGCATCACTTCCTTCAATTACTGTTGGTCAACCAATAGTGCAAACGTACTCTTTTATTCTTAAACTTAACAGTATATTGGGAACTGACATTGCTTCTTATAGCATAACGGTTATTAATCAAAATACTCCTTCAAGCCAAGGAGGACCGGGCAATCCACCAAACACGAGAATACCCACAATTTATAACACGCGACCAGAAACATATTTACTTGATTCTAATCAACAAGAATTTGGTTATTACGTTCTGCCAGCAAATTCTAATGGCGCTACCTATCTTCCATCTCAGAATGCATATATAAATGAATTTAATAGTGGAGATTTCCTTGCATTTAAAATTCTTGGGCATGATTTTGACAATAATACCTTGACTTATTTATATACAGGACTGCCTGCCGGATTGACTGGTGACCCAAACACCGGATGGATTACTGGAACTCCCATGATCACTGTAAATACTATCACTGAATATTACTTTACTGCACAAGTAGTAAAAACTAATAATACTAGTATAGCATCTCCAGTATTTAATTTTTCTCTTAAGTTGACAAACCAAATTAGTGGTATAATAACTTGGGTGACAAACTCCAATCTTGGTCAAATCAATAATGGATCGGTTAGCACTCTGAGTGTGTCAGCCACATCAGATGTTCCATTGTTATATACTTTAGTATCAGGAACACTTCCACCCAACCTCACATTATACAGTGATGGTGAAATAGCAGGGACTGTGGCATATCAACCGACCTCAGCTTTATTGCCTCAAGGGGCTTCTACCACTTTCACTTTTACTATACAGGCATATTCTCCAACATTTCCAACGGTAATCAATTCCAATCAGACGTTTACCTTGACAATTTATCAAGAATTTGAATATCCGACCGACACGTTATATATTCAGTGCACACCAAGCATGCAAGACAGAAGTTTGCTCACCACATTATTAACTAATGATACTCTTATTCCGCCAGACTTTATCTATAGACCAAATGACGTAAACTTTGGTAAAGCAAAAGGTGTCATATATGAACATGCTTACGGTATCAATGCAAGTAACGTTGATCAATATATAGCAGCCGTTACTGAAAACCATTACTGGAGAAATATCACTCTTGGAAACATTGAGACTGCTGTTGCCAGAGATAATAATGGTAATATTGTATATGAAGTGGTATACAGCAGAGTCGTTGATAATCTTGTTAATCCACCTGCGGTAAATCAGAATTACAGTAATTATCAAACATATTCACAAACAAATTATGTTTCTCCTTATGGTATTAGCGTTGCTAAGCAAGTAACATGGCCATTTCCCATTCCTTTAAATCTTGGACCATGGTATACTTCAGAAGAAGATATATATGCTAGTTATATCGGCGGCACTAATACAATGGATGGGACAATAACCCAAACCGCATCATCAGGAAATGTGATCACATGTCAATCTACTCAAGGATTAAATGTCAATGATTATATCATTTTCATTGGAACTCCATTTGGTGGAGTAAACATTAATACTACCTATTACATTGTAAGCATTCTAAGCAGTACGCAAATAGTAATTTCAATGTCAGAAGATGGAACACCAGTTACTCTGACCGATTCCATAGGAAGTATGTCATTTGTTGCATGGACTGATCCTAAGGATTTCTATACAAGCCTGACTCCGGGATTTGCAGAAACAGTATATCCAAACTCATTACCTAACATGAGGCTGCAAGTTGAAGATGTGCTTGGTGATCAAAATGCAATTGGTATTCTTCCAGATTGGATGTCAAGTCAGCAAAAGAACGGATCAACTCTTGGATTTACTCCTGCTTGGGTCATTGCATATTGTTTACCCGGTTTAACCACATTACCAAATGGAACCACCGGAACCTATGCTCAGTATATTCAGTATCAAATTCAGAATAATTGGTTAAATCCAGTAGGTGAACTACAAACTCTTAATACTATAAATTTCAAGATTGATAGATTTACTGTGGATAAAAGTAATACGTATGATTATAATACAACAGTTAATCCTCATGTATGGACTTCACTTCCCAGCGCCACTCCTGCCGCGAATCCAAAAAATGAATATGATTTCTATGTGCTGTTTCCACAAGAGACAATATTACCTACAACAACACAATTAGATTTGTGATTTTTGTAATGAATAATTAAAAGCAATAAATACAATATCAAATTAGGAATTTAAGTGTGAGTCAGATCAATACCAATGGAATTAATGTAAACTATCCTGTGCCGGGTAAAAATAATTCAACACAGGGATTCAGAGATAATTTTACGCAAATTTCTGCACAGTTGAATACTGCTGGAACAGAAATTACCGACTTGCAATCTAAAGTAGTTTTGAAGGCCGCGCTGAACAATACAGTTCTTAATAATGACATGGCTAATACCTTGATTAGTAATGCATCCACAAGCGGTTTCAGAGCAACTACATATAATTTAGGTAATGCCATCGCCGGAACTGTGTTAGTTAACGTTAATCAGGCCGATGTTCAGTATGGTGCCATTACTGGAAATACTATTCTTCAGTTCGGAAACTGGTCACCCACGAATACAGAAAGCAATGTTGTGTTAAGATTGAGCATCTCTAATGCCAATGCTACAATTTCTTTGCCAAGTGCATGTGTCAATTCAAACAATAATTTTGGTGTTACCCTTTTGGAAAACTACTCAAATGTAGGTGGCGTCGCGACACTAAGTGCACCTGCAAATGTATCCATTTTGGAGTATAGATTCTCTACGGTTGATTGTGGAAATACCATTACAGTTGAACCCGTGAACCGCCCATATCAATCTACTGAGATTCAACAACGCACACCTTCACCTTATGGTTCACTGGGAGATACCGCTGGAACAGTTGCTGTTGATGCTAACTATGTTTATGTATGCACTGGAAGTTATAATTCAACATCAAATGTAGCAACACTTACAAACACATATGCAACTGGAAATCTAATCACATTGAGCAGCACGACAAATCTTACGGTTAATGCGCCAATCGTGTTTACAGGAAATGTGTTTGGTGGGCTGGTGGCAAACACCGTCTATTATGTTTCTTATCTGAGCACTCCAAATATTGCAGTAAGTGCCACCCGCACCAGTGGAACCCATGGTGCAAATTTTGCATTAAGTACTGCTACCGGAAATGCTGTCGCTTCGTATTATACCAGCGGAACAGAAATTTGGTCCCGCATACCGTTGCAAACGTGGTAAATTAAACATGGAACATCCATTTATTAAAGGACTGGAAGAAAAAACTCTTGAAGAACTTCAAGAAGTAATTTCTGGTCTGACTTCTAAATTAACTTTCGCCCACAGAACACAAAATGGTCCGCTCATACATCAGATTCAAATGGCTATGGAAAGTTATAAGAATCAACATCGTAAAAAGATGGATGCTTTGTTTGAAAAACAAAAACTAAACACTAAAATTAACATACAGTCTGAAAATGAACACAAGAATTGAAAAAGACTTCTTCTTTCAGTGCGGAGTGCACTTTAAGAATGAATATTATATAAACAATTATGATATCGTGCTCAGTTTTTTAGTTGAGACGGACTCAATGCATGAACAAAACATTGCTATGGAACGTGTCGTTCATTACGTTACTAACGTACTTCAAAATGCTGTTCTTGTCGAATCTACGCAAGAAGATACAATAAATCTATACAAAGCAGCAAAAATGAAAATCTGTGAACTTCCACAAGAACCATATGATCAAATTTTTGGTATGGTGCTTTTGCTGAAATTAAATTCCATCATGGAAGGGCGCATGAAGATCACCGACATGATAATGGGATCAATGCTTAGTGACGGAGTGAGATATAGCATCGTTGCAGAAGTTGCCGAAAGCGCGCTTAGTGGTAAACACTGGTGGAATCGTTCAAATATATGTCTGAGTGACAATGATTTAAAATGTCCAAATGGTGATAATATTTTAAAATTATTCAGTGATAACAAATGGTCTGATTTAGACCTACAGTGGAAAGAAAAATTAAAAAAATAAATTGACATGTTTTCTTTATTTGCTATAGTAGACGCAACAAGGAGACAAGTCATGGAATTTGATAAAACAGATACCGATGGTCGGCGTTATAACGAAATTACGCTGCCCGGTGGAACATTTCGTGCATACGAAGATGATCCATATACTTGTCATCAAGTAAAACAATCGCCCGACGAACCGTGCTGGTTTGAGCCAGTGCTGGCTGCATGGGATCGTGGGGAATTTAAAGAAAAGACTGCCAAGGTAGTTCGTAATCCTAAGGACAAAGGCATCCTGCGCAAAGGTCCGGATGGGCTGTATGACGTTTTCTATGATATGCCTCTGGATGAAAAATAATTCAAATTAATTGTTGACATGGCTATTTTGCTGCATTATAAGTGATGCATCGGAACACAAGGATACTTCAAATGTTTACTCTTTCGGACATCAACTCGCTGACCAACTCGCACGATGGTGACATCTACTCTGATCTTTTCAAAGATGTTCACGGATTCCGTCCGCGTGGTACGAGTTTTGTGTCTCTTGAAGACTTTAACGAAGACTTCGAGAATCTGATCGTTCAACTGAATGCTCACAACCAAGAAGAAGCTGTTCGCCAAGAAAAAAATTGGAATAAGTTCCTCGCCCGCGTCTTTGAAGTTCGTGACATTGTGGTTCAGACCACCACCGAAGATGCCATCTACATCATTGCTGATGCGGAAGGTATCACCACCGACGAACTCAAGTTCTATGGTTGGGAAATTCTTGAGCATGAACTGAACCTCAAATATGGTTCTATCAAGGCTTATCTTGCGGAAGGAGTAAATTAATGGACACGCCTGGCCAATATGATTTTGAAAATTTCGCAAAATTGTTTAGTATTTTGAAATGTCGGTTCAAAGATCAGGATAATCCCGATCTTGCTGCGTTTGTCTATATTGCAGCCTTGGTGCCATCATATGTGCCATCTGACGTATTGAAGTTTCATGTTGAGTTTAATCAAAAGGCTGTATTAGACGAGACCATCAAACAGCAAGCAAAATGGTAAATTTAATATGACCAACCCTAAAGTTACTATTAGACCAAATGGAACCAAGGAATGGTGGGTAAAAGGTCAGCTTCATCGCGAAGATGGACCTGCTATTGAATTTATAGATGGACATAAACAATGGTGGGTAAAAGGTCAGCTTCATCGCGAAGATGGACCTGCTATTGAATTTACAGATGGTCAGAAGGAATGGTATCTGAATGGCAAACTCCATCGCGAAGATGGACCCGCAGTTGAACGTGCAGATGGTTCCAAGTGGTGGTATCTAAATGGCAAGGAAGTAGATCAACTTGTTTTTTGGGTCACTACCAAGGAACGAATGAAGGTAAAATCATGAACATGGATGTAAATCAAAGACAGCTATTGATCAGTAAAAGCGATGATCTTTTTGATATTCTGCGTGATGAACAGGTTACCTTGTCCACTGCAGAATTGATTGAATTCAAAATAAATTTAGATATCTCCCCTTTATATAAGCTTCCTTTATTGAATATGTTTAAATTCGAGAGTTGTTTATTTACTAAAAATGGCAGTGAAGTAATAGCGCGTTATAACACATGGGAAAAGGCAGTTAAGGGACACCAGTTTCTTTCTGAAAAATATGGATTGACAATTCATGAAGAATATGTTATACCATAGCTATGATTGTGGATAGTTTTGGACAACAGGTATATACTGAACAAGACCTTTGTGACTTATATTTAACTAACCCCGACATTGAACTCAAAAATGTTCTCGTTGCAGAGCAGATTAAGTTTGATGTCGCGCTTGATTTAGTTAAAGTCCCAACACTGAAACAGTATGATGTAAATGATCTTGATCTTACGATTGAAGAGTTTGATCGGCGCGCGCGCAACAAATGGTTCATTCCAAACGACTATCGCGATTTTGATATTGCAAAATTTGTATTAGATCAATGCGCAGATGAAACAGAATTGCAAAGAGCAGGAGAAGAACTTCTGCTATATCAAGAACGCGATATGTTCATGCTTTTAAGATATCTCAAATATCTTGTTGACACCATGCGTCAAAACAACATTGTATGGGGCGTTGGGCGCGGCTCCAGCGTAAGCAGTTTTGTTTTATATTTGATCGGAGTGCATCGCATTAATTCACTGTACTACGATCTTTCCGCAGATGAATTTTTCAAATAGCAGTGTTTCTGAATATAAATACAAGACAGAGGAGATTAAAATGGCACAATATAGAACAGCACAGGGAAAGAGTTTAGATATGGCAGCACTCGCAGCCAGAAATGAGCGCGTTCGTGCAGTTGGGAATATGCCCGTAAATGCAAGAGGCGATACTATTGACTCACAGGGAAAAATCATCTTACCAGTGACACAGGCAACTTCGGAAGCATATAAAAGAACAGTAGCAGACCGTGCAGTAAATAATGTATCAAAAAATACGACACCCAACTATCCAGCAACAGTTGATTCAATTGAAGAATTTACTGCCGATGATCTTGGGTTTGATGATGCAGATTCAATTGAAATTGAAACGATTAAAGCACAAGAATTAAAAACCACAAGTAGAAAAACTAAGTAAGTATGGCAAACGCAGTACACATTACTAAATCTAAAATTAATAGTAAAACATTTAAAGCAACAAAAGGAACCATCTTAGTTCATGGGATGGATTTCAATGAAAGAATCACTCATTCAGGAATTATTCTTCCTGATGATGATATGAAGAGTGCTGGAATTAGGCCGCGATGGGCGCAAGTCTATGCGGTAGGTTCCGACATTCAAGATGTAAATGTAGATGATTATATTATGATAGCACACGGTCGCTGGTCAAGAGGTCAAGCAATTGAAGATGAGACCGGCGAGAAAGTAATCCGTAAAGTAGACCCTAAAGATATATTATTAATAAGTGATACTAAAATAGACGATTACACATTAAGTGATAAAGCAATTTAATAATCAATGAGGCATGAATAATGGATTCATGTGTGGACGAAAATATGTGAGACTAAGTAAGTTTCACCCATTACTCATTAAATTTTAGGGAGTGGATAAACATCTTGGCAGAATTGAAAACTGACCCCACTCCCTAAAAAACTTGATATTTTCCTTAACATAGTATATTATATAAACTCAAATAAATGAAAGTAGACAATGAAACAAAAACTTTGGGTTGAGGCTTACAGACCTACGTCTGTAAATGATTACGTATTTGTTAATGAACAACAGCAGAAGCAGGTAGAACATTGGATCGCAGAAGGCATTATTCCACACCTGCTTCTTTCTGGTAATCCGGGCACTGGCAAAACTACGCTTGCTAAAGTTCTTATTAAGGAACTTGGTGTAGAGGAATATGATGTCCTTGAAATTAATGCGTCACGTGAAAATGGTATTGATTTCCTTCGTGATAAAATCAATGGTTTTGTGCAGACTATGCCATTCGGTAAATTCAAGGTCGTTTTACTAGACGAAGCCGACTATTTGACGCAGGCATCACAGGCTGCATTACGTAATGACATGGAAGCATATGCTGATACCGTGCGTTACATTTTAACTTGTAACTATGAACACAAGATCATTCCTGCATTACGTGAAAGCCGTTGCTACAAGTTTCATATTGCCAAGCCCGATATGACTGACTTTACCACCCGTGCTGCCACTGTGCTGCTCACCGAGGGCGTTGAATTTGATTTAGATGATTTGGACACTTATGTTCGTAGCTGCTATCCTGACCTACGAAAATGCCTCAATCAATTGCAGCAGAATTCTACGAGTGGGACGCTGAGCAAACCGCAGTCAACCGGTAGTGGAGAAGACGAACTTCTGATGGTAGCCACGGAACTTTTTAAGTCTGGAAACATTCTTGAAGGTCGTCAGCAGTTGTTGCAATACATTTCATTGTATCCTACACGTATTGAGGATTTGGTTCGCTGGGCATATGATAATCTTGATCTATGGGGAAAGACTAACGAACAAAAAGATGCAGCAATCATTACTATTCGGAACACACTAGCAAATTTGCCACTAGTGGGAATTCCTGAAATAAGCATTGCTGCTATGATGGTAGAACTCACTGCCTAAATTTGGTTTCCAGTATGATCTATCTAGGTGCAAGCATTCGTTGGCCATGGTTTAAAGGCTATAAAAGTATTTATGATGACTATTTGTATAAGTCATGGAGCGTGTCCAAGAACAAAACTCTTGAACTACAGGTTAGTAAAGGTGGCGATGACCTTATAGGGTTTATGTTTAGTTGGAGTATGCGACGGGATCATGCAGGACTAGACATTGAGGTTTCGCTGTTCCGCCGTTTTATCCTTATCTCATTCCATGACAACCGACACTGGAATGATAATACAAGCCGCTATATCAACTATGATGATCCAGAAGAAGTTAAGGAGTAATATGAATGAGATATCTTGTAGTAAATTTTTTAAGAAAAAATAACGGCAGAATTGATGAAATCGTTTCTGTTTCCAAAGACGTAACACCACGCGTCAAAGAAAATTCTAATGTCATTGTTGATTTTGGAACTAAGACTATCGTTAAGTCGGTAATTGAAGGTAAGGAACATGACGCTGATTTTGATAAACTTCGGGAATACTATTTGAAGATTTATCCTAATCTAATCGGTCAACTTGATAGGGAGGCTCCTATCACCATGGCTGAACAGAAAAGTGGTAAGAAGAAATGATTGAAAAGAATTAATTAAATAATTAAGTAACAGAACTCCTGTTAATTTTATTTTGCCCAATTCCAATTATTACTATTTTTTCTTTGCTTTTTAGATTTTTGCTGTCTTCTAAGTCGTTCTAAAAGTGCTCTTGTGGAACAATTATTTAATTTGGCAGCTTCAATTACGGATTCATATAAAGTTCCATCTGGACCAATACATGAATTTTTTGCTAAATTGGTTTTTTTACCACCAAAAAATCTTTTGTCCCATGGTCCTCTACCGAGAACATAATCTGCAGGTTGTGTCCCTTCACTAACATAGATGCAATTTTGCCCATTGTTATACCAACGCAGATTTTGTTCGTTTATGGCAGATTTTCCAAACATCGGATTCAATGGACCCTTTACTTTTTCTGCCATTTTCGGGTCTTTCATCGGGTTTAATTGTCCAGATGCAAAACCATCACCTTCTTCTGGTTTTAGGTTGGCCCATTCATCACTTTCAACGACGTTCCACAATTCGCTATAATAAAGGCCCCAATGCTTTAATTCTTCAACTGTCAGACACTCTTTAAGAATTTCAGTAGTGACATCATATCCGTATTTTTTGATATGAGGAATCCAATCATTACCTGATCCCTTATATTTATATGGGTTTTGGACAGTTTTCCCAAGATACTTTAATCCGGTTTTGTTGTGGGTTTTTTTGTATAGATAAATAGTCATGCTGATTGCTTCTTAATAGCGTTAGATAGGGTGGGGACTGCACTCCCGCGACCCTTATATAATGTATTTATTCTTCTCCATATAGTTTTAAAATATGTGTGATGATTTCATGTCTTCTAATATCTCTATTATCAAATGCGCAAAATGTCATTCCAGGAACAGTGTGTGATTGTGCGCGATATATAAGGTCCAACAATCCATTGTCTGGTGTTTTTCTATCTGCCTGCTTGGTATCGCCTGTAATGACTAACTTACTGCCCTCACCAATTCTAGTCATTATCATTTTCATCAGGTGTGGCGAGCAATTCTGCATTTCGTCACATATGATCCACGCATTTTTAAATGTTCTCCCTCTACAAAATGCCAAGGGGGCAATCTCGATTATTTGTTCCTTTATCATATATTCTAGTTCAGTGACACTATAATATTCACGCATAACATCAAACAACGGTCTTACCCAAGGTTCCATTTTTGCGTTTAAATCTCCTGGTAAAAATCCATGTTGTTCTGCGTCCGCAGCTACTGCTGGTCTTGTAAGTAATATTTTATCACAGTCTCCTTGTCTCATTGCTTTGATTGCTGCTAACATAGCAAGGTATGTCTTTCCGGTTCCCGCTGGCCCACTAACCACTACGATGTCTGTTTCAGGGTCTGTCAATGCGATGATATATTTTTCCTGATTTATGCTCTGAGGCACTAACTCTACTGGTTTAGTTTGCTTTTTGGGTTGGGATTGAGTGAAGTCAATAGTCTTTGATTCTTTAGTGTAAAATACTTTACCTTCAGTTTCTTGATATCTTCTTCCTGATCGGGTGTCTTTTTGTCTAAGGGCGCTTGTTTTGCGTTTAGTCACGTGGTTCTCCTAATTTGATACACCATTCTTGAAATACACTTGTATCTCAGACTTACTTAGAGCGGGAAAACGAGTAAACTATCGGCAAGTGTAATTTAGTTTGCTAAGATAAATACTAATCACATTTACACAAAGATGATAAATAGTCATAACAAAGTGGATTAATACTTAGATGAGCAGTCTTCCAGCAGATAAATTTTTCAACGATGTCAACTTCGTAAGTATTGTTGATACCATCAAAAATGTGTATATGAGTGATGGTGCAATGTCCACATTACTTGATTTTGAGAGATGCTTGGACGAAGCAGACCTATATGCATACAAAAATTGGATTATTGGCGAATTGGTGGATGGTCCCAAAGTAGGAAGATATTCATGTAAATGTATTTTTATGTGGCCATATAAACTTATGCCAGACCCAAGAGGCGCGCTGAGATTAGAGTCCGTGGGGTGTAAAGTTACTTTTGGTAAATCAGAAGTTGAAGTTCCAATAGAAGTCAAAGATTATGATGACTTCGTTCCGGGCACACGTTATCCAAAAATGCATAATAGAAAAGTTTGGTTTGTTGAAATTAGAATCCCAATTGAACTTATGAATGACATCAAGGAAGGATCAATTGACCTTGCTGACCAATCAATTGACTTGTCAGACATTGAAGATGCATACAATGAAGATTTAGACAAAATGGATTCACCAGAAAGTGGTCCCGATACCATGCAGGATGAAAATCAAAATGTAGGCGCGATGGGAATGCAGGTTTAATTATGGCTATTATCACTGAAAATTTAGATTTCATGGATATGGAAGGGCAAATAGCCGACAGAATATCAATTGATGAATACGCTGCAAAAATAGGCAGTGATGCTGATATTGTTACATTGGCTTTTATTGTTCATTCTGAATTGGCAGCAGATGATTTAGTAACATGGTTTGAACGCGGGTATGATTTTGTGCTTGATGCCAGCGTTAGCGATGGTGAAATTGAACCAGGCAAATATATGGTGTTTGTAGAAATGGATCGTAGAATGAAAGTTCCTGAGAGAATTTGTAATATTCTTTCTGATCTGGAAACCTTAACCGGATTTAAACTAAAAGATTGGACAGTTGATATACAAGGAGACGATTATGATGCGGACCCTGAAATTATTGCTAAAAAAATGATTCTCAATCCCAATGAATATAAAACTGCTCGTGAAACAGACGAGAAGTTAAATGAAATTCGCGAACTGGCAGGTATTGAGCCAATTACTGCCGGTCATACCAATGATGAATACATCAAAAATTTAAAAGCAATGGCAGGAATGTAATTACATGTCCGATAATCAAGATTTGTCCCAAGGAAACCCAACTACAGATAATTCCTTACAGAACGGTGCTCTTTCACCAACTCCTTCATTAAATGATCAATCAAATGGAGATGATGATGGAAATCCGGATGATGATGAGGATGTTTCTCCTAAGCCATCATCAGAGCCTGCTGCTTTAGCCAATAAAAATCAAGATGAGCACATGCAGATTGTTGGAAAAAACGATGAACATGTTGCATCAATGACTAGTGATCCGGATATGTTTCAACATATGCAACAAATGAATACCGCTTACAATCAAACATCTACCAGCATGGGCAGTGGCATGTCCGTTGGAATAGGCGTCACGCAATCAGGCATGGGCATGGGTGGTTCCATGGGTATGTCTGGTGGACTTGGTATGGGTGGTTCCATGGGTATGGGCGGCTCTATGGGCGGTGGACAGACAGGCATGGGGATGGGTGTAGTTGTTCAGGGCAACTTAACGGGCGCGGGCAATAATGCCGCACAAGGCGCTGACGTACTCGTTGCCAATACTAATGAAGACTGGATCAATAAAAAATGGCGTCCAGTAATGGGATGGATGTATATGGCAGTTTGCGTATTTGACTTTGTTATTGCGCCTATTTTGTGGTCAATAGTTCAGGCATACGCACATGGCGCTGTAAACGTACAGTGGCAACCACTTACCCTTCAAGGTGCTGGATTGTTTCATCTTTCTATGGGTGCGGTTCTTGGTATCGCTGCATATGGGCGTACTCAAGAAAAGATTCAAGGCGTATCAAATGCATCAACAACCACCTCAGCCTTAACCGGAATCACGCCTTCTGCTCCGCCAGCACCAACCGGTTTAACTAACCCAAGCATGCCAAACGGATTTGGTGGAATTCGTTAAAACATAATTGTTGACACTCAGTGCCTGATATGTTAGTATCTGAATATGGATCATTATAACACATTAGGCATTTCTCGTGATGCCACTTCGGAAGAAATCAAAAAAGCGTACCGCAAATTAGCAGTTCAACATCACCCCGATAAGCCGGGTGGTAATCTTGAAAAGTTTCAAGAAATTAGCAATGCATATGAAACATTAAGTGATCCTGCTAAAAAAGCATCATATGATAATCCCCAGCCTCAGTTTAATGGTGCACCGGGTGGATTTAATTTCCATACTAATGGCTTTAACGTTGATGATTTGTTCAGTCAGTTATTTGGTCACCAAATGCACCATGGTGCGGCGAGGCAACCACAGAAGCCAATGTATCGCACGAGAGTCACTGTGTCTCTCTTAGATGCATATAATGGTGCCGATCATTTCCTGCAGGCCGCAACACCTACTGGCACAAAACTCATCAATATAAAGGTTCCAAAAGGTGTTGACTCAGGACACCAAATGCGGTATGAGAATCTAATAGACGATGGAACTCTAATCGTTGAATTTATCGTGCAGCCAGATTTGCATTTTGATCGTAAAGGAAATGATCTTTATACAAATCTCTCGATATCAGTGCTTGATCTGATTGTAGGAACCTCTGTAGAGGTGAATACGATTGGTGGGAAGAAACTTGAAGTTGCTATTAGTCCAAGGACTCAGCCATATCAACAGATTAGAATACCCGGATATGGAATGCCTACACAAAATGGACAACATGGTGATCAAATTCTCTTGCTAAAACCGACAATTCCTGATATAATTGCCGATGATATTATTGAAAGTATCAAGCGCAACCAAACTAACTAAAGGATAACAAATTGCAAACCTCTCCAGAAATTGAAAATATTATTGAACGTGCAATTGAAAGCGCAAAGACCAGACAGCATCAATATTGCACCGTAGAACATTTGCTACTTGCGCTAATCACTCATCCTCCTTTCAAGAAGTGCTTGAACAGTTTCAACGTTGACACTGACCTCATGGTAGATGAAGTTGAAACATACATCAATTCTCTTCATGCAATTGAAACAAAAGACCCCAACTTTAGTCCACGCAAGACTAATACTCTTGAGCGCGTAATGAACCGTTCGGTTACGCAGGTTCTATTCAATGGTCGTCGTCAAGTAACTACTCTTGATTTGTATCTTTCTATTGCATCTGAAAACAATTCCCATGCCCACTACTTCTTGCTCAAGTATGGTGTTACTAAGAATGAATTTTTCCGTCATTGGGAAAAAACATACAAGGGTGGCGCAGGAAACACGAAACTCACCGAAACACAAGCCGACGAAATTCTTGAAGAATACACTACCAATCTTACTCAGCTTGCTCGTAATGAAAAGATTGAGCCGGTAATTGGTCGTGCTACTGAAATCAATGACATCATCAATGTGCTTGCAAAGCGTTTCAAGTCAAACGTGCTGATGGTCGGTGATCCGGGCGTAGGTAAGACTGCAATCGCAGAAGGAATCGCTCAGGCAATCGTTGATAAAAATGTTCCAGATTTCTTGCTGGATCATGACCTGTATTCTTTGGAAATCGGTTCTCTACTTGCTGGTTCTCGCTATCGCGGTGATTTTGAAGAAAAGATCAAGAACATTCTTGACGCACTAAACGTCAAGAAGAAAGCGATTCTTTTCATTGACGAGGCTCACACAATGCAGGGTGCAGGAAATGCTGGCAACGGTGGACCAGACTTTGCAAATATGATTAAGCCTGCAATCACCAAGGGAACTCTCAAGGTTATTGCTTCTACGACTTGGGAAGAATTTTACGAATCCTTTGAAAAGGATCGTGCTTTGATGCGCCGATTCTATCGCGTTAGCATTGATGAACCTTCGCAGGATTCAACTATTCGCATTTTGAGCGGACTTGCAACTCGTCTAAATGAATTTCACAATGTGGAAATCACTTCAGATGCAATTGAAGCCGCAGTTGATAGTTCTGCTCGTTATATCCATGATCGTAAGAACCCTGACAAGTCTATTGATCTTATTGATGCTGCTTGCGCCAAGCAGAAGGTCCTTGGTAATGACGGTGCTGTTATTACTAAGCAAATGATCCATGAGCAAGTTGAAAAGTTTACTGGTGTTCCTGCTGATAAACTCAGTGGTGACAACTTTGATCGTATTCAGAATCTTGAATTGAATGTCAAGAACAAGCTCTATGGTCAGGACCAAACTGTCAATGATGTTCTTGAGCGCGTGTATGTTTCTTTTGCTGGCATCGGCAATGAAAAGAAGCCAATTGCAAGTTTCTTGTTTTTGGGACCAACGGGTACCGGTAAGACTGAACTTGCAAAATTGCTTTCTTCCAATCTGGATATGCCACTTCATAAGTATGACATGTCCGAATATTCTGAGAAGCACAGTGTAAGCAGTTTGATTGGTCCTCCTCCGGGATATGTGGGTTTCAGTGACTCACAGGTTCAGGGTGGACGCCTGATTTCAGACTTGAGTAAGAATCCACATTCAATTCTGCTGTTTGATGAAGTTGAAAAGGCGCATCCTGACATCTTTAATATTTTCTTGCAGATGCTTGATGAAGGTCGGATTACTGGATCAAACGGTAAGGAAGTATCATGTAAGAATACTATCATCATTCTTACTTCCAATCTGGGGTCGGCTGATAATGAGCGAAACAACATCGGTTTCGGTACTCTTGAGAAGTCCGGAGAAGACGACAAGGCGCTCAAGCAGTTCTTCAAGCCTGAATTCCGCAATCGTCTTGATATGGTTTGCAAGTTCAACAAACTTGATAATCTGTCAATCAAAAAGATCGTTGTAAAGTTCTTGGAAGATGTGAAGAAGCCTCTGTTGGAAAAGCACAACATTACTCTCAACCTAAGTGAGCCGGTCATTGACTATCTGGCTGCACAGGGTTATGACAGTAAGATGGGTGCTCGCCCACTTAGTCGTAAAATTGACGAACTCATTCGCGTTCCGCTTTCAAAGAAGATTCTTTTTGAACGTATCAGCAATGCGAATGTGATGGCGACTCTTGTAGATAATCAGATTGTTTTCTCCATGACTGAAAAGCAATCTGCCCATATTAATGAGGATGGAATAATTGAAGTTCAGTCTTGAAGAACGTGCTACCCTGTACTATAACAAACATAAGTACAGGGTAGCAATATCCGAAAAATGTTTGCGCCATGTGTATTATGCTAAGAGCTTAAGAGGATTTAAGAAGAGTTTAGCCGAGTATATTAAATATGTTGAGGAGAGTCCATTTGCTACTGATCGTGACTTTTCCCTCACTCAAAAGCAATACAGAAAAATAAGTAAAATTATTAAATTTAGAAACAATTTTGCAAAATTGGAAAACACTTCCATTCGTCATTATAATGACACAATGAGTTTCTATTGTGATGATCCTACTTTTTTTGATCCAATAAAAGAGTTCAGTCCGGATGCAACAATTACTGAAGTTAAGTTACTTCCATCAGGTATTAAATATTTCTCAAAAGAACCAAAAAATAAGTATAGGCTGTTCTTTAAGAATAAGCAAGTTGACGCTATAACTATTTCTGATCTGATAGAGTATTTTAATAAAAATAAGGATATAACTCCATCCAAATCTTTGAGCGGATGGTTGTTCTATCAAAGCCAAACATATTATTACAAGTATATCAGAGATTGTTTTTTTATTGATTATAATGATGAATCTACGTTAACAATCATGCATCTGTTATTTACTGGAATAATAGGCAAATCATTCAAATTGGAAAAGCGACCATCGTAAGATAAATACTCCATATATTTGGAGTATTTCATGGCAAAGATGGTTGAAAATGTTCTCGTAATCAAACTTAGTAAGCTGATCAGAGACAATGAAGATGCATCAGACATCTTAAATAACGAAGTTCTGACAGCACTTGAACAAGTAACACAAGAACTGGTCGGTGCTGGTGTTCTGGTGGAAGTGGAAACGGCGTAATGGCACAGTCAACCACTCTCATACTGCTTCCACAGACTCCTTATGATAATCCGGGCAACGGTGCCCCTTATACTGTTACCGGTGAATATGTTCCAGCAGCATCATATTATCTTGGTAACCAAGATTTACAAACCGTCAATATTAGTTTGACAGACTGCACCGGTAATATTGTCATTGAGGCAACACTTGCCACTACCCCACAAGAAATTGATTGGTTCAGTGTATATGAACTTGACGCAAATGCGAATGCAGCATCAAACTCTGCACCACAAATCGCATCTAATGCTTCAATATACACTAATATACAAGGAAACTTTGTGTTCATGAGAGCCGCAGTTTACGATTTCCAAGGCGGCGGCGTGAACTATATCAAGCTGTCATATTGAACGGAATTAATTAAATGAAAATAGTAGCAGTCATGCCTGGCAGATATCATCCCTTTCATAAAGGTCATGCAGCAAGCTTCAAACAACTTGCTGAGAAATTTGGATTGCCCAATACACTTTTAGCAATTTCGGCTAAGCAAGAGCAGCCAAATAGCCCATTTATGCCACAAGACAGAGCCAAGATGGCGCAGCATCTTGGAATCCCATCAGAAAATATTATTATCGTCCGCAATCCATATAGTGCTACAGAGTATGCAGATCATCTTGCAAGCAAAGGAATAGACCCAACAAAGACTGCATTGGTATTTGGAGTAAGTGCTAAGGACATGGAGGATGATCCGCGTTTTTCATTTAAACCTACTAAGAGCGGCAAGCCAAGTTATTTTCAGCCGTATTCTAAAGAAGCATTGGAAAATATGCAACCAATGACGAAAGGTGAACCGGGAACTGGTCATGCATACGTGATGACTACCAATGTTCAAGAGTTTCCTATTGCTGGAAAAACTATGCGCGATGCAAGTGCCATTCGTAAAGCATATGCGGGAGCTAAGCAACAGAAGAAAATGCGTATCCTTCGTGATCTATATGGCGATTCAGCGGAACAAATGAAGCAAACTTTTGACAACAATTTACAAATCACAGAGAGTATTGCCGCACTTGTCAATAAGATAAAACCATTGATTAGTGAAGCCACCCTTGAACAAAAAGAAAAGTTTGTGCAGTTACTCAGTGAAGCAAAGAAGGCTATTATAGCTACAGCCGATGATACTGTAGATGAAGCGGCAAATGCTGCTCAACAGGCTGCTATTGCCATTAATATGAAGAAGCATCATAAGAAGCCAAAAAAGACCAGCGAATCCAAAATGATGGAATCTCTTGGCGATGGCTTCTATTTAATTGATGAGTCAGAAGTTGTATTCCTTTCAAAAGCAGATGAAGTCGTTAATGCGAAAAAAAATATTGATGAAACTGCAGATTATTTGACAGAAAAATAATTTCACCCCCTCTTCGCGGTGTAAATATCATTATAGTTTACAACAAAGAAGAGGACTACATGGCACGTAAACCAACAAATAAAACTAAAAATATCGCACCTAATGGTGAAGAACGCACTGTTCCCGTTGAACAGGTTCATGCAATTGCTGAACAGGCTGCACAAGAACAACAGCAGCCACAAGAAGGGCAGATTCAAGTAAACGTTGACTACCTTCGCACTACCAAGGTTCACATTGCAATGCCATGTTATGGCGGCATGTTAACTGAATCAACTTTCATGTCGTTTATCAAGTGGGCAAATACTGCTCGCCAGTTAGGTATTGACTGGACACTTGAAACGATGGTAAACGAATCACTTATCAGCAGAGCAAGAAACACTCTCACTGCTAAGTTCCTTGACATGCCTGACGCAACACACTTGTTCTTCGTTGATGCGGATATTGGATGGGAGCCATGGCACCTATTAGTTCTTATTAATCGTGACGTTGATGTTATCGGCGGATTGTATCCAATGAAGACTATGCCTATCAAGTGGGTAGTAAATGGATTTGAAGGCGCAGAAGAAGGTCCAGATGGACTACAGGAAGTTTCTAAGGCTGGAACCGGGTTCCTTCTTATGAAGAAGCATGTATTTGAAAAACTCAATTCACATCCTGCAGTCAAGCAGTATAAGAATGATATCGGTCTTGACCCAAAGTATGACCAGTATTTGAAGACTTATTTTGATACTGCTGTTCGTCAGAATCGCTACTATTCGGAAGACTGGACATTCTGTGAAAATTGGCGCGACATTGGTGGAAAGATTTATGTTGACAAGCGTGTGCTTCTTCGTCACTCCGGTTCATATGTATTCTGCATGGAAAATCAGGAACATCTGCTCAATACGGTTGGTCCAATGTATGTTGAATCATTAAAGGCAAAGGCAGCAATTGAGGCACAGGTGGCAACCATTTCATCACCTGAAGATGTCGCAGCCGCTGCAATGTCAGCCGCAGGAATTAATCCTTCTGCATAATACTTATTTTTTGAATAGTGTAAAAATTGAGACCTCAGAAATGGGGTCTCTTTTTTTGTATGGGATAAATACTCTATAATTAAGGGTCTTAATAATGAAAATCAAAGATATTTGTGAATCAACATGCGCAGGTGGAATTGCTCCAGTAGCGATGCCAATGACTACACAAAAACGCACAAAAGAATCGGTAGACGTTAATGGCTTACAGCCTGCCGAAAAGGTGATGAAGGGCAAAGCTAAGAAAAAAGGTCCTTATATGAACTCAATTAGTGAATCAAAAAAGGTTTCTGAGGCACACCTTGATGAGGAAGATGTAATCATGATTCCAGGCCAAGGTCGCTCAATGAAAACTGGATTTGTTGCACATGATCCTGATCGTGCAGAGCATGAAGGTGAAACTCTTAAGAATAGCCTACGCACAATTGTTCGTTTGTCTTCTGAATTGGAAAAGCGTTTATCTGATAAAGATCAATTCCCTGAATGGGTATCAGAAAAGGTCGGCGGAATCAAGGCGATGATGACAAGTGTGATGCAATATCTTGCAAGTCAACAGGATGCCGGTAAACCTTTTGAAACGAAGAAGATTCCGAATGGCGGGACTATTGCTGGTGGTATTGCCGCAGAGAATAAGAACAATCTACGTAAACGTAACGACAGTAAGAAAAATACACTCGGTCTTCAATGGGGTGACATTCCAACCGAAATCGCTAATATGGACAAAAAAATTAATTTTTATGAGTCATATGTAGTAAACGATGGAAAACTATTTGAAACTAACGAAACATCTAACTTAGATGCATTCGATAAACTAAATGACCTTGCGGAGGCTAACCCAACTGTTGGTAACAAATATTTAATCATCGGTCTTTACCTATTGAATGATCAATTGGAAATATCACAATATCCAGAAATGTGTGAATTGCTATCAAAAACTTCCAACTCATTTAAAGTTAAACTTGGAAATGATAATAGAGTAGTAGAATTCCCATCAAAAACAATGTCAAAAGTAATGCCAGTAGTAACACTTCTATTTAAAAATGTTGGCGACTATGATAAAATGAGATCATATGTCAGTATTAAATTTGACGGTGACTCACTGCCAGCGTTCACTAATGATGTTGTAGAAGGCGCAAAAGTTGATCGCATGGCAAAGCATATTGCTAAGTCGGAACGCGAAGCAGGTAAATCTAAGGACAAGGCAGAAAATATTGCTTGGGCAACATTAAATAAGCGTGGAATGTTAAACAACAAAAACCACAAAAAAGGCAAATAATCCATGAGTTCTGTAATGAAGGGCATCATTGATGAAGAAGACATTGATGAAGTCAATCTTAATAGTTATAAGAAAAAAGAACGATTTGATTCTTATGTATTAGGAAAACGCCCACCAAAAGAAGCAAAATTAATAGGGGAAATAGGAAATAATTTTCCTGTCTATAGATATGCGGATGAATATGGTGAAAATGAATTCTTCGTTACCTCACCTAAATCAGGTAAAACTGTAATATTTCTTAGTACTGAAGTGCCATCCAGTGCCAAAAACGTGCATAAAATTAATATAGTAGTGGCAAGTGATAAATCTCCCGGCGTAGATAAGCTATATCGTTTTCTGGTATTAAAAAAAGATTTGGTGCTGGTAGGTGATGATCAATCTGAGGGTGCCAGAAAAGTATGGAAAAAAGCCACCAGACATCCCGGAATTAATGTGCATGGATTTAATCCAAAAACAGGCAATGCATTCCATCTTCGTGCATCCGACGAAGAAGGCTATTCAAATGCCACAGAAAGAGATAAATGGCGCGCAGATAAAAAGAACGCTTATGGTTCTGGACTTGAACCGGACAAACTACTGAAATATGACTCAGAAATTGATAATTTAATAGATGTGGGGAATTCCCAAATTGTTATGCACAAGCGTGACAAGAACATGACCAAAGAAAGTATTGAATCATTGTTGCGTCCTTTGTGTGAGCACAAAATACGTCGCAGAAGTTCAATTCTTAAGGGAATTGTCGGAGAAGATTCAGACATGCAGTTTGCCGCTGAAAAGACGCCAGCAGTTAATCCTTATGGTGGAAAAAAAGATAGGCAATTTAGAGGTGCCATCAGCGAAATGCCAGATACTTCTGGTCCAGTAGGAACACAAGATGGTGGATGGCGTCAAGTTAAATTAAAGCCTGCTGGTCAACTTGATGAATCTGATGTTCCTAAATGGTTAGAACTTGATCATCTGGGTTCTATGGAAAATAAATTACAGTATTACGAAGCATATGCTAAAAATAAAGGTAATGTTCTTGAATCAAACGAGGATGATTACATTGATTCATTCGTGAGTCTGGCTAATATGGGAGATTCCCCGGACATTAACTCTGAATGCATCATGATATCATTTTTACTTCTAAACAATAAACTCAGTTTGATGCATCGTCCAGAATTAGTAAAGCTATTAAAAGTTGATTCAGGAAAATACACTGTAAAATTAATGGACCAAGACAATAGAGTTGTAGAATTTCCAATTAATAGCAATTCCGCAATAGCGCCTATCATAACACTTCTGTGCTCATCTACTGATACGTATGATAAAATACGAACATACGTAGAATTACGTTTTGACCTATCGTTACCGGACTATATCAATGAGGACACTTCATATGGTGGTGGCGGTGGACAAGGTGGTTATGCTGGACAGTCCTATCGTAAGTTCAGACCAAAAATGGCCGGGACTCATATGAAAAAAGAAAGTGCGATTCTGAAAGGAATTCAGATGTGAGAGCATTTGAGTTTCTGACAGAAGATCAGACAACCACTATTCAATATCATATTGGCAATGCCAATAGTATTAACAGAGACGTCATGACTCAACTGTCACGCCTGATATCAGAAGGCGCAGAAGTTGATATGGGAGTTGTAAATCGCAACCTCGCATCAGCACCGTCTATAGGTTATGCGATGGATGGTAATCAGGCAGTCGGCGTTATCGTATTAAAAAATCCGGTGAGTTCATATCGCCAAAAATGCTTTGTCGCAGCAGGAGTTCCGGAATTAGAAAGCCGATATAATTTAGAAATCGGTTATGCGTTCGTCAAAGAAGAATATCGTGCAAGAGGCGTAGGAATTTATCTTTGTCGCAAAATGGTTCGTTCTATCAGTGCACCGATTTATGCAACTACTCGTGAGGCCAATACTACGATTAATAAATTATTGCAGTTTGGCGGATTTCATAAAGCAGGAAATTCTTGGAAAAGTGATCGCGGAAACTATAATCTTTTCTTGTGGATTAAAGGTTAAATAAAAAATGAAAACCAATGACATTGAAACCATTAATTATTTCGCATATGCACACAACGCCAATACTCATATCATGAAGAAACGCTGTCCTTCAGCAAAATTAATTGGCACTGGCGTTCTTAAAAATTTCAAGTTAGTTTTCCGCCATTATGCTGATATAGAAAATGAAGATAATACTGAATGCTATGGTGTTCTATGGAATATCAATATCAAAGAGTTAAAGACGCTTGATTATGACGAAGGCATTCACAAATCTTACAACAGAATTCCAGTATCCGTAGATACTGAAAATGGTCCAGTAAAAGCAATGGCATATATAATGGACCCCGCTAACAGTGTTAAAAAACTTACACCTGAATGGTATATCAAAAGCGTTGAAGAGGGATATAAAGAACATGGTCTTCCCGTTGAAGCCGTAGAAAATGCTCCTAAGAATGAAGGCTTTGACCAACCACTAAGCGAAGCAGGAGGGGTGCCTACGTATTATTTCTCTTACGGAATGCTATGTGATCCTAATAATATGCATAATGCTAAATTAGTGGGCGTCGGTGAACTTCGCAATTTTGAGTTTAAATTGTATCGTTTTGCAAATGTTGAACCAAGCACGGGAAGCAAGGTGTATGGTTGCCTGTGGGAAGTTGATCGCAGAATGTTAAGTGAGTTGGATTACTTAGAGGGATATCCTCAGATGTATGACCGTCGCACATACCCTATATACTGTGATGGTCAAAAATATCCAGCAGAAGTCTATCTGATGACCCCAGATACTATTAATCGCCTGCAAGGCACTATCCCAGCCAACTCATATATTATGTCAATTAAGTATGGCTATTCGCATGCGGGTGTTCCTTTATACCAACTGTATGATGCGCTTGATACATTAGACGATCACAAATATCATGGATACACTGATACTAAAAATGATTACTCCACGTGGAATAATAGTAGCTATCTAGACGTTAAAGATGACAACGAGGATAATGGTGATTGGGACCCTTCTTATAGAGGACACCGAAACATTCAATATGAAACTGTCAGCACGGGAATGGGAGGCGGATCAGCAGGTAATAGCGGCGGCGCAATGGTAGGTGGTCCAACTACCTATGAACAAGAACATGCTTTAACTAAACACAAAGGGCGTGGGCAGAGAAGAACATTAGCCAGCACTTATGAGAGTGTAGGTAACCAGACAATAACTCTATCAGACATTTATGATGGTGCTTATCCTGATCATGATGAAATGGTTTGGAACTTTGTTGGCGATAACGACTTTGATATACCATTTGCTGTTCATACTATTCAACCATTTGTATTGGAACAATTGCTATCGAATCAACATGGTGTTGATGATTTAGAAGATTTGTTTGATAAAATGCAACCTGCTCAGGAAGCAATAGTATCTGATTATCAAAATAATCCTAATCTTTCTCAGGAAATAATAGTGCTTGCGGGTGACAGAATTATTGACGGGCATCACAGGGCATTGGCAGCAGCATTATCTAATCGACCAATCAAGTATATTGATGTGACTGAGGAAGCATAAATACTCCAATAAGGACTATTAATAATGCTGGCTGATAATTTAAAAACATTGCTCGGAAGCACTCACGTATTATATACTAAAATACACGGATTTCACTGGAACGTTCAAGGAAAGGATTTCCCTCAATATCACAAATTCTTGAATAAATTCTATGATGAAGTTTATGAAACGATTGATACAATTGCTGAATATATCAGAACATTAGATTCATTTGCTCCGGGAAGTCTCGCGAGATTTATGGAACTTACCATAATTGAAGAACAATTATTGGTTCCAAGAGCAGAACTAATGATGGCAGAATTGCTTGAAGATTCAGAAAAAATGATAGAGTTAGTAAAAGACATATTTGACGTTGCTACTGAAGCCAGAGAGCAGGCGATTGCAAATTTTATGGCAGACCTACAAGAACTTTATGCTAAAAAAGCATGGATGTTGCGTTCAATTCTTAAAACTTCACGAGCATAATATATGAGAGCAAAACAATTTCTTGAACTGTATGAGGCACAACAGCAACTATTTGAAGTGGAAATGTCCCCTTCAAGTTTAAGAAAACTTGCCAGTAATATTCCGGGTGCTTTAGCCGGTCTTGAGTATGAAATGTTTGTTCCGGATGTTGATTTAGGAGGCGATGACGATGAGCCAGAAGAAGACATGGATATGGACGAATCCGCAATTGACATTGACGATATTGTTCGTTTCTTTGACGACAGCGAACATAATACTTCAAGAACAATCCGCGAACTGAGACGAGAATTAGAAGAAAAATATTCCGAGTATGTTGACCGTGAAATTGAAGATGCCTGGCAGGGTTCCGAAGGTAAACGGCATCTTTACGACTGGATTAAAAATAATGTTGATAATGATGATCTTGCTGAATATTTAGACAAGACACCCGAAGAAGATGAAGAGGGCGATAAAGAAGAATTTAGTCCAACCGAGGAAGATTATGAAGAGGCAGCAGAAAAATCTTGGCAAGACGAAGATTCTTATTGTGATGATGCTAAAGAAGATTTCATTAATGACTATGATAGAAGCAATTTCAGTGAGAGAGATTTCTTAAGAGATATCGGAATTTATCACATGTCAGACGTAAACGGTAGTGTTTATGTTGACCTCACATGGCCGCACTGGATTCGCGGGTCATCGGGTGAAAGGGGAATTACTGAAGTTGCCGAAGACATATCAGAATTTTTAGGAATTCCGGTATATACGGGAGAATATCATTCTGGCGCAAGATCACCAAATGGCTATACATTAGAGACTGATGGTAGTTTACAAAAAGACGGTTATGCGGGTCTGGAATTGATAAGCCCGACCCCGCCGCCCCCAGTTGCCAAAACTCTTGAGGACATGGATAAAATTATTGAATGGGCACATGATAATGATTGCATAACTAATAAATCATGCGGGCTTCACATGAATATTAGTATTCCAAATTATAACAGAGATAATTTGGATTATGTAAAACTTGCAATACTTACAGGTGATAAATATGTTCTTGATCAATTTGGAAGAGCAGCTAATACATATTGTAAATCCGCTATTGATATTATTAAAAGTAAAGCAGCTAATACAGAGCAAGCTGAACAACTTATTGATAAGTTACGTAATAATGTAGAAGAAATTGCCAGTAAAATATTACATGGCGGTCGCACTGACAAATACACCAGTATTAATGTTAAAGAAAATCGTATAGAATTTCGTTCACCCGGAAATGATTGGCTAAATGCCGGGACTGAAAAATTGACAAACACGTTACTGCGTTTTGTAGTGGCATTGGATGCGGCTTGCGATCCAAACAAATACAAAAAAGAATATTATAGGGCACTGTATAAATTACTTAAGCCAAAAGACCCCAAATCTGACATGAGTTATTTTGCTCGTTATATGTCAGGTGAAATGACTAAAGAAGCATTAGCCGGTGATCTTTTACGCGCAAGAAAAACTCGTCTTGGTAAAAGCGGTATTGAGGAACTAAGTGAGTCTGAGGTCGATGATGGCGACTGGATTGTAACTGTAGGTGGTCGCGACAATAATACTAATACTATATATCTCAGATATACCAAACAAGTAAGTAATGGGACAGAAGCATTATCTGCCGCTCAAAAATTATATCCAAAAATATTTAATAAAAATAATGTTCAAAATACCACAGTTCAGAGATATAAAATTGATATTGATCCAGATTTAAAACTTTATAGAGTATATTATGGTTACTTGAACACTGACGTTGTTGCCAAGTCTGAACAGGAAGCAGAAAAGTTAGTTAAGATCATTGATGCTAGGCAAATTTCTCAATTTGGTGGTGACCCACGACTTAAGGCTGAAGAACTTGTGTCAGCTACTAAAAGAGCCATGAAAAATATGCTAATCATACAAAATAATAAGTTTGAAGAAGGTAAACATTGGCTTGAAAGTGACAAAATTTATATTATTAGAGGCAATTTAGAATATGACATACCCATCAAATATATTGCCGCTAAAACAGAGCAAGAAGCCGAAGTGATCGCCAAACTAATGTATCCTCAATTTGATGATGATGCTAATAATTGGTATATTGTTCGTGGTTCGGGCAATATTCTCTATCCAGAAGAATCTGCAACATATAGAAAAGCACAAGAAGAATTAATTAAAAATAATCAAACCAATCGTCAGTCAACAGATGACACGCATGCCACAGATATGTCAGATATTAAAATGTATCGCGTTCATAATATAATTGGATATGATTATGTAATGGCTAAATCGGAGGAAGAGGCGGAGGCGCTGGCCACTAAGATTAATTATGTAAAATTCCCCGCTGGTTCAGTGACTGCAGTTAGGGCAGAATTAGACCCAAGCAATACCGAGGAATTCGTTAGAAGACAAAATCTTAGATTAGCAAATGCACCTAAACCTTATCATATTATTGACACAAGAACTAATCAGCCTGTGCCTGATTCTACATTCCCGGTGATTAATGATCATGATGCAGTTTTGAGATTGCGTGATTATGCAAGTTTTGGAAGACATGGTTTATCATCAGCCCGAGCGCGCGAAGTGTTTGCGGTTCGTCCAGTGTCTTGATAAATACTAATTAATATGAGAGCAGTATGAGAGCAAAACAATTTCTTGAACTTTACGAAGCACAGCAGCAATTATTTGAAGTGGAAATGTCTCCTTCAAATTTAAGAAAACTTGCCAAAGGCATTGAAGGTGCCAAAGTTGGTATTGAATTTGAAATGGTTGTTCCAAACGTAAGTATAGAAAACAATGACGATGATGATGATGAAGTGAATTTTCCGGAACCAGAAATGAATAACCTATATGAACCTGCAAGAAGCATAGATGACATTGTTGAGTTCTTTGATAACCCTGGTTACAATGACTCACGCACAATCACCAGACTTAGAAACATATTAGAGACTAAATACCGAGAATGGGCTAAGCAGTTCGTTGATAAACAATGGGACAAGAATGGAAAAGAATATCTTCTAAATTGGATTAGAAAAAATGTTAGCCCAAACAAAATTGCTGATTATTTAGATTTACCCGAAGATTTGTTAGGTGATCGCATTCCTTCTAAGGAAGATTATGAAGAAGTAGCGTATGAAGAATGGATGCGCCCCGGCAATGCGGCTGGACATAATTATTATGATGCGGCATATGAATCATTTCGCGACGGTGATGTATTGCCTAATTATTATTATGATGAAGATGATGAAGACTCTGATCCGGACGAAAATAAAGAATATATATTTGGTTTTGACAGCGATGATGCCGATGATGCTGATGAAGAAACATTCTTAGAAAGTCTCGGAATCAATGATATGGAAGATGTGTATCATAACTCATTGAATAGCAATCATGTATTATCATGGCCAAGCTGGACTGATCCACAACCTGAATATAACAGTAGTAGTAGTTCTTCTTCTGGCGGATCAGAATCAATACAAGATACCGCATTAGGGTTCATGAAGGCTCTCGGCTATGATTCAATTGCATATTCTACTTCATATCACGGAACATATTATAAATGGGACGGTAACGATTGGGAATATTATGGTAATAAAAAACCAAATGATTGTTATGCGGTTGAGCCGGATACCAGCATAACAAAAAAGTCCGATGAGGCAGGTTTGGAGTTTGTGAGTCCACCACTTCCTCCAGAACAAATTATGGCAGATATTAAAAATATAAAAACATGGGCTAATCGCATTGGAGCCTATACTAATAAATCTACTGCCATTCATACTAATGTTAGCGTTCCTAATTATGATATAGGAAAAGTTGACTATGTTAAACTTGCTCTATTATCTGGCGACAAATATGTCTTAGATCAGTTTGGTCGGACATTTAATGATTATACCAGTTCTTCACTAGATATTATCAAAAATAGATCATCTCGGTTATCTAATGAACAAGTAGAAAAGTTGTTGGATAAACTAAAAAACAACGTGGAAGAAATAGCCAGCAATGAAATTCATGGACCATATTCAATGAAAAAAATGGTATCTGTTAATACCGGCGATCCGGCTGGTTACAATAAGAAAAGCGGTTATGTAGAGTTTCGTGCTCCGGGTGGCGATTGGCTTGGGACTAACTATGAAAAAATTGAGAATACGATTCTAAGATATATCGTCGCTCTTGATGCTGCCGGTAATCCTGAAAAATACAAACGTGAATATACTAAAGCGTTGTATAAAATACTAAAACCCAAGACTGCCACAGATAACATGAGTCTATTTGCTCAATATATGGCTGGTAATATTACCAAAGAAGCATTAGTAAGTAAACTTAAGGTTAAGAAAAAACCTTCACAAACAAACGATAAAATTGCTTCCACACAGTCAGGTGAAGATGAAACTATGTATAGATTCAGCACTCGTGATGGTTCAGTTGCGCCTGCTTATGCATCTGGTTCTGATCCAATGGAAGCATTTGATAGATTAACTGCACGTAATGCTGTATGGAGAACTATGCCTATTAGTAATGTTCTTACTCATGTTGCTGAACCCAGTCGAAGACAAACTCCTCCTGATGTTCAACAATTATCATCACCTGAACCTGATTCAATACCTGAATTAACCCGTGAATATCAACAGTGGTGTGAGCAACAAGGTCTTCCATATGTGGCAACAGAATATCAGGACTTTGATGAACTAACCGATGCGCAACGTGATTGGATAATGCGCTTTAATGTTCGCTGGTCGGCTGCAGAAGAAGCGCGTGATGCGCCCCAACAACAATCATCTTCCGAAAGAAGATTGTATTCAGTAAGAAATACAGACACAGGTGACGTAATGCAAGTTTTTGCAGATAGCCCCCTTAACGCAATGATCGGTGCAAGAAGTGAAAATCCCGACTTCCGTAATGCTTCTCTTCATGCAGCAATAACTGCACCTGAACCAGATCAAACTCCCCGCCACACAGAAGGCGAATCATTATATCGGGTGACCAATAATAACACTGGTGAGCAAATAACTATTGCCGCAGGTTCATTACAAACTGCATATGGCAGAGCGCAAAGAAACAATCCATCATGGCAAGGCTCCATACTGACTGCCCGTCAGATTGGCTCTGATGAAATTAGTCCAGAATCTCCGACATATGATGTGCGTGATACAGCAGGAACAATACATACATTACAAATACAAGCCAACAACGCCGATGAAGCCAGAAGAATAGCAAGATTACGTTATCCCGAACTTGACAGTCTTCCGGACACCAGACTTCTTGCAACAAGAAGATCATCATAATGAGAGCAAATGAATTCATAACAGAGTCATCGGGAGTAAGACTCAAAGATTTAGCCACTGTGAAAACTAATTTTCCGGATGCCGATTTCTGGCTTCAGCGCAAAGGTAGCGAGAAGTCTGTAGGCACACCAACCAAAGAGTTTTCACCAGAAAATATCGGCATCAAGGTAACGGCTACTGATGTTCTTGATGCAAGATATCTGTATTACATGATGCAGCATATTCACAACATTGGATATTGGAAACAGTTTGCGAGTGGTGCATTGAGACTAGTCAATCTTCCATTACAACATGTTGCCAATCTTCCTCTTGGTATGAATGAATCTTTAAATGAAGATGAAAATGTTCAAATAAAAACTGACCTAACTTATACCGATAGCTATCAGGGACAGGCAGACGGATTCATACTTGCATCTGCTAACGGTAAATCACCATGGGCGGATGAAGGAAATGGCTATTGTCCTAATGCAGTTGGTGGATTGGATTTTAGTATCTACGAAGGCAAGGCATTAATCAAAATGGTGCAGGTTAAGCCCGAATATCAACGCATGGGAATCGGATTGGCTTTAGTAAAAAGACTTGAACAAGAAGTTGGTAAGGGAAACATTGACTGGGGGATGATGACCGACACCGGAAAAGTATTACATGATAAGTATCAGAATTTAGATGAGGCGTTGCCAACTTGGGCTAAAAAAGGTGAGTTTATAATTGAGTCAATCGGACCTGATACGATCTTTAATCAGGTGAAAAAAATTCACCATACCTTCCGAGATATAGAAGAAGGTGATTTACCTGACCGTATCTATTGGTTTAGTGAGTACAAGAAAAGTGAACTCCCGCTATCACTGCTTTATTTACATGAATTTTTTGTTGATGAGCAATTGGTAGATGATTATGTAAAACTAATCCAATCTTCACCCAATACAATGCCGCCTATTGTATATGATCCTATCGCTGGTTCAATCATTGACGGTAATCATAGAGCCAATGCTTATGCTAAATTAGGCTATGACACTATACCCGCATACGTTGGGTTAACAAAATCTGACAGTTACGGTGAGCGTGAAAACGAAATTGACGAAGCATTTCCTTCTTGGGCTAAAAAAGGTGCATTGGCAGCAGGCGGCGCGGCTGCATTGGCGGCTGGTGGTGTAGCACTAAGGCATGCACAAGACGATAAGCCTCAAGTCAGATTTGAACTCCCAAATGCTAAATCAGCAGAGAACGCACTCCGCCAAGATGCAAAAATTCTCGCTCATACTATGTGGGGAGAAGCAAGAGACCAAGGCATTGATGGTATGATTGCCATCGGCAACGTCATAAATAATCGTGCCAAGGATACGAAACATGCAAGAATGTTTGGACAAGGCATCAAAAATATTGCAACCAAACACAAGCAATTTAGTTGCTGGAATCCCAATGATCCAAACTTTAAGTATGCTAAAGAAATGGAAAAAATTGATCACATCGTCAACACAAAGCGCGCGCCGAACAACGAAGACTTCAATAAATGGTTATCAGAGTTTAAAAATACCGGAGAGTTTCTAGATTATAAAAAATGGCGTAAGAGTTTAGAACTGGCAACTAAAATTCTGTCTGGTCAACTTCCTGATCCAACTCATGGAGCAGTGTATTATCACACTAAAAACGTTCATCCTGAATGGGCAAAGAGTATGAAAAAAATAGGCTCACTTGGTCAGCACGTTTTTTATTCTTTACCTACGGCTATAAAAGAAACTCATGAATTAGACGAATACAAAGTGGACAATGAAAATGGTTTGGGTCAAGTTCCATACAATGCTAATGTGGATTATATGGGATTACGAGTTTTAATGAAACCGAGTATATTTTTGAAACTTGCTCACAAATTAGAAAATCCCAGAAGCGTTGATCATATCGTGAATCACATTAAACAAGGTGGCGCATTGGGTTCTCCATTTTTGTCCATAGACATTCCCCGTGAATGGGAAGAGGGCGATTTCAAACATGATGCCAGAGTAAGCGGACACGAAGGACGCAATCGCATGATGGCTATTCAGCAAGTTGAAGGCGATGATCCAGTTGAAGTTCACCTATTTCCGCGTGGAGGAATGAGAGCCAGACATCTTACGTCAGAAATTATCAAGCATTTACAAGATAGTATGTTTGGACAAGACGGAAACTATGTGTGTGGAAATTTATTCCAATTAATGCAAAAATAACTGTTGACACGTTTATTCTCCCATCTTATAAGTCATCCATCATAAACAAAGAGCGAGATGTAACGTGACTTTCAAACTTAGTAATTCCGGTGTGGTTGCAGTTGTTACCATGGACCGTCTCGAATCTATTCGCGTGTCCAATATTATTCGTAGGGCAGGTATTCCGCGCGAAACTTATTTCACTGGCAACATCAAAAAGCAGATGAAGAAGTCTTCTGATTTGGAAGCAGTGATCCTTGTTCAGGATGGTGCTATCTTCATTAAGGACATGCTTACTGGCATTCAGCGTGAGGTCACCGGTGATCTCGTGAAATCTGTGGAATATGTTCTTTATTATGGCTATCATGAAGATGACGTTTGTGTCCGAGACAATGCTTACGATTTTGGTGATTTTTCGTTGTATGGCATCGTTTAAAATTAAACACTACATGAAACATGAGGAAATTCCATAATGTCTAATAAACCCACTATGACCATTGACCAAGATGGACATAAAGAATGGCGTCTGGATGGCAAACTCCATCGCGAAGATGGACCTGCTTTTGAATATGCAGATGGTACTAAGAAATGGTATCTGAATGGCAAACTCCATCGTGAAGATGGGCCTGCTGTTGAATATACAAATGGCGAGAAGCAATGGTATCTAAATGGAAAACTCCATCGCGAAAATGGACCCGCTATTGAATATGCAAATGGCACCAAGATATGGTACCTGAATGGCAAACGCCATCGCGAAGATGGACCTGCTGTTGAATATGCAGATGGTTCCAAGCGTTGGTATTTAAATGACAAACGCCATCGCGAAGATGGACCTGCTGTTGAATATGCAGATGGTTCCAAGTGGTGGTATCTAAATGGAGAAAAAATAGATCAATTGGTTTTCTGGGTTACCACTAAAGAGCGCGAGCAACAGAAAACTTCTTGACATACGATATCGCACGTATTATAAGCTTTTACACAATTACAAAAGGATATTTCAAAATGGCCAAGACCCTCCAAGAAAACGATGTTGTCAATGATGCTGATAATGATCGCATTCCCGTTCTTCCGATGCAACTTCGCAAAAGCATTGATGTTGGTGGTAATCGCGAAATCATTTTCCAAGACGGTGACAGGGTAAAGATTCCCCTTCGCACCATTGACGCGTTTTTTGACATTTATAATCGTCTTAAGCCCATTGATCGTGAAGCTATGCAAAATAAGGCGAGCAAGAGTGCGATGGACTTTGTTGATGCACTGATTGACTTTGCCCAAAAAGAGAAGATGCCGCGCAGTATCTACTGATATTAAAAATTTCCCATAATAGCTAAATAATAGTGCCTTGGTGTAAGAAAAACTTACACTTGGGCATTGTTGTTTAAGGTGAGGATTTATGGGAGATATCTTTAAAGTTATTGGTGACGTAGGATTTCCCATTGCCGCTGCATTTGGTGCCGGATATTTTGTATTCCTAACTCTCAAATTTATTCTTGCAGGAGTTACCAGTAGCGTTAAGAACATGGCTGGTATTATTACTGCACTTGATAACCGCGTAAAAACTATGAATCATGATGTCATTCGTATTGACACGGTTGTTTCAAACGCGCTTGGGCTAAGTCCTGACGTTGAGCGTATTGGTCGTTCTGACGGAAAAAATGATGCCAGGAGAGATTGATAAAAATACACTTAGCAATTAAATAACGATCCACTTTACAGTCCATACTCGCAATAAAAAAGATGTATTAAATAAGAAGAAAAATAAATGAGCATAGAAATAGCAGAATTGGTCAACAAGTATGGGTTTCCTATCATTGCCGCTGGTGGAATGGGCTATTTTGTATTTCATGTATGGGAATGGGCAACTAAAGAAGTTAAACCAGTTCTCAGTGAGACAAATACTGTCCTGATTGCGTTAATTGATCGTATACGTATGTTGGATAACGATCTAATACGTCTCAATCAAAAAGTCAATACCGTATTGCATTTGCGCGGAAAAACGATTGAGCATGAACGTGTTGAGGCTGAAAAAATTATTAATCAGCCACGAGTTCGCCATAAAGACACGGAAGAATCTCAAGAAGCAGCATCAGGCAATAGTTAGGTAAAATAATGAAAACCATAACAACACTAATGCTTTTTGGTATGCTGTTTATGAGTGAAACTGCGCATGCTGATCAAATAGTTCAGCAATTCAAAGACCCATCATTCAATGGTATTAACTGGTCTAACCATGTTTTATCAATTGAATCAATAGAGGCGTCCAATAAATCAGCAAATACGAATGCACTTGCATCTGCACAGGCGGCTGCGGCAAATGCGGCTGCTAACACACCTCTTGCAAAATTTGTGTCTCTATTTGAATCTCAGGTATATTCACAATTGGCAACGCAATTATCAAATAATCTGTTTTCAACAAGTGGACCATCATCAAATGCTGGAACATTTAACTTGGCTGGAAATAGTATTAGTTACGTAAAAACAAACAATGATGTTACATTGACTGTAGTAGATACTTCCGGAAACAAAACTATAGTTACAGTTCCGATAGCAACATTTGCATTTTGAAGGAATAGAGTGTGAATAAACAGATTGCTTTACCATTATTAATTCTATCAGCTTTATCCCTTTCTGGATGTATTGGTGCTATTAGTCCACGACTAAACAAAGACGTTGAAATCATGCGTGAGAAGGCAAGAATAGAAGGTTTCGCAAATCCAAAAATATTTGTTAATTTACCTGAATTGGATGGTCCTGCTATTCCTATTGCAGTATATAGTTTTACAGATAAAACTGGCCAACGTAAAAATTCATCCAGTGTTAGTAGTTTTAGCACGGCAGTTACTCAAGGTGCAGATGCATACTTAGTAAAAACTCTCTCAGATGTAGGAAACGGAAAATGGTTTAAGCCTGTTGAGCGCGTGGGCATTGAAAGCCTTATAAAAGAGCGTCAGCTTATACGTCAAATGCGTGAATTGGAATTCGGTGATAAGGCACCTCCATTGCCACCTCTTATGGTGTCAGGTCTTATTATTGAAGGTGGAATTATTGATTATAATAGTGACACCAAAACTGGAGGGAACGGGGTTCGCTACCTTGGTATAGGTCCGAATACTCAATATAGCCAAGATATGGTTGTCATAAATATGCGTCTCGTGTCTACGCAAACTGGGGAAGTCTTAGATAGCGTAACCGTAACAAAAACTATTATCTCAACATCAGAAGGTTTAACTGCATTTAAATTTTTTGATTTAGGAACGCATGCTTTTGAACTTGACGCTCAACAGACAGCGAATGAACCGGGAAGTTATGCTATTCGTTCAGCAATTGAAGTTGGTGTAGTAGAACTAATCAAACATGGTGAAAAGAAAAAATTATGGCACTATAAAACTAATACGTTACCAACCAATAAGGAATTAAAATAATGAAAGCAATAAAAATAATAAAATACGCATTAATTCTTAGTTCGCTATTTGTATCCGATGCTACATTTGCTCAGTCACTTACGGCGGAATCTAATCCAACAAGTGTCCCATCTGCCGTTTTACCAACTCTACCAAATCCTCCTGCAATTATCGCCTCATCTCCTAATGAGCAGGCAGCATCTACGTTGGACACAACTAACCAAGTATATATCAACCAGTCAGGATTTAATGTCAATGTTAATATCCAACAAACTGGTGTATCAGACTTGATTGGAAGCCTATCATATCCAACTTTTCTACGTGGAGACAATCAAGTATTAACCGTGATTCAGACTGGAAACACAAACAATCTACAGTTAGGAATTATTGGTAACATTGGCGCAGGTGCCGGAACTACAGCAACTATTCAACAACTCGGCAATGGCAACTATGCTAATATTCAATGCGGAACTGGCAAAAACGATCCAAATTGTAATGGATTAAATTTGAATGATAAATTTAATGGTAATTTCAATACTCTTAACTTTCATGGATCAGCCGCAAATATCACTCAAACAGTTGATATTGAAGGTAACAACAACTACACTAATATCTTTTCCAACTCTCCAAATTCTTCACAGACATTATTGTTCAATGGTGAAAACAACACAATTAACGTAAATCAGACTGATGCAGGTGGAAACTATGGTCACAGTTTATTTGCAAATGTCATCGGAAGCAATAATACGCTTACTGTTCAACAATATGGTGCTTCAGAAACCGTAATCAATATTCAAAGCACTGGCTCAAATGGCATCTTTAATATTAAAACCGGTCATTAATTTAATTGGATTACTATGCTTGCTAATTGCCACCCCGGCGTTAGCAAGCATAGGGTCTATTACCAATTTCAAAGGTGCTGGACAAATTAAACGTGGTTCCGCATCCATTCCTGCTAATCAAAATTCTGGCATTGAGAAAATGGACATTGTATCTACTAACTCGCAAGGTAAGATAAAAATAACATTCATTGATGCAACTACTGTCAACATTACTGAAAACAGTAGACTCGTGATTGATGATTTTGTGTTTGATAGTAAAAATTCATCAAAGGGTAAATTGGGTCTTAAAGTGGCGTTAGGAACTATAAGATATACATCCGGCGCGCTGGCTCATGGAAATCCATCAGGCATTAACATACGCACTCCTACGGCAACTATAGCGGTTCGTGGAACAGATTTTGTGATGTCCGTTGACGAAACTGGAGAATCTACGGTTATTCTTGTTCCAAATTGCTACGATGATAAAGACATAACAAAAACTGAGTTTGATTGCTCATCCGGTGTTATTGAAGTCATAACTGCGGCTGGAATAGTAACTTTGAACAAGCCATTTCAGGCTACTGTAGTCCAGAATTCATTTATACCACCATCACCTCCTATAAAAATTACTACTGCACTAAAAGTAATGAATAATAATATACAGATTTCTCCGCTTGCAACTGATGATGGAAAAAGTTTAATTAAATTTGCAAAGAATGCAGCCACAAAATATGCCAACCCATCTAAGGCAATAGCAGATTCAAATAAAGACCCCACAACAAATTCAAATGATAGCGCCGAAGAAGCAGAACTCGCCGTGCAACAAAAATCTTCAAGTCAAATCAATGATCAAAAAGATACACTTATACCCAAAATTACTGTTTCTGGTAGAGTGATATATACGAATGTATCACCTACCTATGTCAAACAGGTTCAGGAGGGGTGGGCATATGCGCGTATGTCAAGTGATAAAAATCAAGTCGTTGCAATATGGGTTGATCTTAAAACCGATACACAAATTATTTCGTCACAAGAAGGATTAATTGACTTCTACGATTTTGTGAATGCTAAGTATCCAACTTCGGGATCAGGTAAAGCAACTGGTAACATAAATATAATACAAAATGGAGCAGTTCCACCAACTAATAGCGGAAAATAATAAAGGATAGAGTCATGAAAAAATTAAAAAAAATACTAATAAATCCGTGGTTGGCTCTCCTGACATTTGCAATATTGCTTATAGTTAAACTATCAAATCCATATTTAATAGATGCAATGAAACTTAAATTTTATGACTATCTAATGTTAAGTAAACCAATTCACAGTGATCAGATTGTAATTGCAAATATTGGTGAAAGGGCATTAGAGAAATACGGACAATATCCATTTCCCAGAGATACATATGCAAAAATCGTCAACAATCTATATGATAATCATCATGCTGGTTTAGTTGGCAGCACCATAATGTTTCCAGAAAAGGATAGGTTTGGCGGAGATGATGTGTTTGCTAAGTCGCTTACAGAGCATCCAGTGGTTCTAAGTCAAACTGTTTCTGCCGATTGCACACGCAACAATAGTTCAACCCGTAAAACTGGCGTTGCAATAGTAGGTGATGGCAAGCCAACAGAATTTTTACCAAATTATCCATGTGTTCTTGATAATATTTCAGTGTTGCAAGAGTCTGCTGTAGGTGTTGGTATAACATCAACGCTTCCTGAAACCGATGGTGTTGTTCGTCGCGTTCCTATGCTGGCAACATCAAAAGGAGATTATTATCCTTCGTTTGCATTAGAAATGCTACGTGCTGCTACAGGTGATCCAAGTTATCAGGCAAAAATAAATGAGACCGGCATTGAGGCAGTTCGTATTCCACAGTTTGGTAAAATTTCCACTGACGAATATGGTCGCGTGTTTGTTAATCCGAATTATGTATTCTCATCGTTTGAAGTAGGCGGGAATATTCCGCATCTCGGTGGTAAGATCGTTCTACTCGGTGTGACTGCGAACGGTGTTGCAAACCCTGTAGCAACGCCGTCTGGTGCCCGAATGCCCCATCAGGTTCAGGCCAGCATTCTTCAGACTCTGATAAATCAGGATTCTGTATCAATTCCGAATTGGGTTGAATTGGTTGATCTTCTGGCATTTTTTATTCTTTCAGTTGCTGTTATTGGAATGTCAAACTTACGTTATTCTATTATATGGATCGCAATATTATTAACTGGATATATTTATGCTCCCTTCTATATGTATATACATAATAAAATATTATTTGATGTGTCATTCAATGTACTGGCAGTTCTGATCATTTATATACATGTTTATTCAGTAAAGTTCATCAGTGAATTTCTACAGAAACAACAAATCAAGAAACAGTTCGGCACATATCTAAGTCCTGATCTGGTTGCCCAATTGCAACGTCAGCCTGAATTGCTGCAATTGGGTGGCACTGAACAAGAACTTTCAATCATGTTTACGGATGTTCGTGGATTCACGACGATTTCAGAACATTATGGTAAGAACGTGCAGGGCTTGACAAAAATTATGAATCGGTATATGACTGCTATGACCAAAGCAATTTTAGAAAATAAAGGCACTTTGGACAAATACATCGGAGACGCTCAGATGGCGTTTTGGAATGCGCCGGTCAGCAATGAACAACATGCTCTGGATGCCGTGCGTACTGCCTTTCAGATGTTAAAATCTCTTGAGGAATTTAATTATGAAGTCACCAAAGAAGGAGTCCCTGCTTTTGGAATGGGTCTGGGAATCAATACTGATACCGTTGTTGTTGGTAATATGGGAAGTGATCAGCGTTTTGACTATACTTGCTTGGGAGACGGTGTTAATCTTGCGTCACGGTTGGAAGGGCAGTCAAAGCCTTATGGAGTCAGAATCATCATTGGTCCAAAGACCGCACAATATGTCAAAGACCGATACCAAATCGTAGAACTTGATCTTATTGCCGTTAAAGGTAAAACTGAGCCAGTAAGAATATATACGGTTTTGGAACAATTTAAAAAGATTGATGAAAATGCACATAATATGATTTTAAGTGCTTATAGGCTCGGTGCATGGAAAAGAGCACTGGTCATGATACAAACGCGTGGAAACATGTGGAATGGGCAACTGGATAATTATTACAAGATGCTTGAAGAGCGGATTTTAGAAATTCAAAAAAATCCGCCCGCTCCCAAAGATTGGGACGGGGTATATCGCGCTACATCAAAATAAAGATAAATATATTCATGATAACAACCGAAATCATCCATGAATCTGCCGCTGATGTGCTGGCGAAGAAATTGCCTTCATTTGAAAAGCATGACTATGATACTATTGACAAATTAGTTCGTAATGTTGCTGATAAACATAGCATTACCAGTGATGCATTGCATGATATATTTGTCAAAAAATATCATAAAACTCCCAAGGCTTGGATTGAAGACCTCAAAGATTTGGATGAAACCAGCGGTAATCCTTCTGATGATATTGGTGAAGAGGTAAAGAAATTTGCTGAATGGACCGGTCGCCGCCTCAACCTCAACCATCTTCCCAAAATTGAACTTAGTCATGACAGCGATGATGCACAAAATAACCATCATACTGGTGGACACATGCCCGGTTCAGGATCGGTATGGGTTTATGCAAAAAATAGAAATCTTGTAGACATACTGAGAACCGTAGCACACGAACTTACCCATGTACGACAAGAAGAACTCGGAATGATCAAACCAGGATCAAGCTATCCCGGAAGTCCAATAGAATTACTAGCCGATATGGTAGCTGGAAAACTGATTAAGATTTATGGCGAAAAGAATCATCACATCTTTCAATAAATTGGACAAAAACATTGACTTATCTGCGTAGTGTGTTATAATAACTAGACTAATAAGGAGATAATATGTCTAACAGAACTTTTAACGCAGAAGCCACTCTTAAATTGAAGCAGTTGATCAACGAAGGACTAAATGTCCTACAGGAAGTTGAAACTCTCAACGAAGGTCTAAATGACACCGTTAAGTCTATTGCTGAGGAATTGGAAATCAAATCGTCAATTCTCAAGAAGGCGATCAAAGTTGCCCACAAGCAGCGCCTTGAACAAACTAATGAAGAAAATGAAGCACTCAACCATATTCTACAGGTAGTCGGGAAAGCCAACTAAGTGTCATATGTTGATGCCATCCTTTCAATAAAGGATGATAAAATACATGTGGTAGAGCGAAGCCCTGAAGGCAATCGGATATACAAAGAATATCCAACAAATTATGTTTTTTATTACCCTGACCCAAAGGGAAAGCATCGTTCTATTTTTGGTAATCCACTTAGTAGATTTTCAACTCGCAAGAGAAATGAGTTTGAAAAGGAAAAGCGGATTCATGGTAACAAAAAACTATTTGAAAGTGATGTTAATGCGGTATTTAGATGCTTGGCAGACAACTATCTCAATGTAGAACCTCCCAAGTTACATACTTGCTTTTTTGATATTGAGACGGACTTTGATCCTGAAAAGGGTTTCAGTCCGACAGACGATCCATTTAATCCAGTCACGGCGATTTCTTTGTATTTGGATTGGAAAGATCAGTTAATCACTCTTGCTATTCCACCAAAACACATGACCGATGAAACGGCGCAAGAGTTAGTGCGTGACTTTCCTAACACGTTTCTGTTTCGTTCTGAAATTGAAATGTTTGAGACATTCTTCCAACTGATTGAAGATGCCGATATTCTCACTGGGTGGAACTCAGAGGGATACGATATTCCTTATTGTGTAAATCGGGTAACCCGAATTATGTCTAAGGATGATACACGTAAGTTCTGCCTTCTTGGTCAACTTCCGAAGATTCGCACATATGAACGATTTGGTAAAGAAGAAACTACCTACGATTTAGTCGGGCGAGTTCATATGGACTATTTGCAGTTATATAAAAAGTATAACTACGAATCGCGCCATAGTTATTCTCTTGATGCAATTGGTGAAATGGAAGTAGGTGAACGTAAGACTCAATATGAGGGTTCACTTGACCAGTTATACAATCAAGATTTCAAAACCTTTATTGAATATAACCGACAGGATACTATGCTTATGGTGAAGATTCATCGTAAGACTAAGTTTCTTGAATTAGCAAACGCACTGGCACATGAAAACACAGTGTTGTTACCAACGGCTATGGGTTCGGTGGCGATGATCGAAATGGCGGTCATCAATGACGCACATTCTCGTGGATTTGTCGTTCCCGATAAGAATAGGAAAGATGGACCAAGCGATGACCAACAGGCGGCTGGTGCATATGTTGCCACACCACAGGTTGGAATGCACGAATGGGTGGGAGCAGTGGATATTAACTCACTGTATCCTTCTGACATTCGTGCATTGAACATGTCACCAGAAACCATCGTTGCTCAGGTTCGTCAGACTCTTACCGAACAGTATATGGCTGACAAAACCAAAAAAATCAAGCAAAGCAAAAAACAGAGCAAAAGAAAGGATAGCACTACTGACAAAGAAATAACTGCTGCTTTGTTATGGGAAAATCTTTTTGGATCGCTTGAATATACTGCGATCATGAATCAGGAACGTGGCACTATATTGATCGTTGACTATGAAGACGGAAGATCAGTAGAAATGTCTGCTGCTGAAATCTGGAAGATGATATTTGACAGCAATAATCCATATATTCTCTCTGCGAATGGCACGATCTTTACCTATGAAAGGGAAGGAGTCATCCCCGGTTTGCTATCAAGATGGTATTCAGAACGTAAGGCTACACAAAAGCAAGCCAAGACGGTCAGAACTTTAAACTCTGGTATTGAAATCAATTCAAAATTAGCCGAAAAACTTAAAAAAATACTTTAAGTGATAAATACCCTATACGGAGGTATTATGAACTTAATTGATATAGAAACCATTATGAGAGACATGTGCAGTATAAAACATGAACACTCATTTAAACGATACCTAAAATTGATTGAAATTTACAGAAAATTAAATTTATCCAAGAAAAGTTTTGGAAAAGGTGAGATTGAAGCGCATCACATTCTTCCAAGTAAAATATGGCAAGAATATAAAAAAGAAAAATGGAATATAGTGAACCTACCCGTCCGTGCTCATGTTATCGCGCATTATCTACTTTATAAATTTTTACCAAAATCGGAGTGTGTGTTTGCGTTTAATCAGATGCACAGAGTTTCCGTAAAAACAGGAAAGTTAAACGCCAGATTATATGCCAAAGCGAGAATTGAATTGGCGCAGTTGGTAAGCAAAGTCAATTCCGGCAGAAAATGGTCAGATGAACAGCACAAATTGCATAGAAAAATTCATTGTGGTAAAAACACATATCGCAATATCACATCTGGAGAGTGTAAAAAGTTTATAGTAGGAGATGAACCGGCAGGATGGGAGCCGTTCCAGACTGGTCGGACAAAGAGTATTGCAGCAAAAGAAAAAATGGGAGAGTCAATGTCTGGAAGAATATGGCAATATCATTCGGAATCTAAAGAGGTTAAATTTGCAAACTTTTTAATAGATGGGTTTACGAAGGGAATACCGCCATGGTTTGTCTATGATCATGCAGAAATTACGAAAACCTACAAATGGGCATATAATCCGGATACAAACGAAGTTATTCGGTGCGCAGAAATTGATATTCCCGTTGGGTTTGAATTGGGGCGGGACCCGTCTTATGTTAACAAAGGATTTGAAAAAATAAATCAGTCCGGTTTATGTAGGATGCTGGACATTGAAGACAAATGTTATACGCTAGTATCAGAAGATATTTTACCTAACCCACGATATGTTAAACATGGTGCTTGTGTTGACGATATTTATGTGATATTATACAAAGACAGTATTTATTATTCTTGGGTTGATGTAGAACGAGAACACCCAGAATTGCCGAAAATGAACAAAAAGAGAGATATCTCTCTACTTGACTACGTTGTGCCTAAAAAGCATTTTAACCAAACACCAGATAGGCAACGTTTTTGTGAAATGCATCATGGTAAAACATTTGGAGAAATTGGAATATCTATGCGAAAACTAAAGGAAAATGACAATGATTGATACAGAATATATCAACACCCTAATAAAGACAGAAGACGTTGATGGTCTTGCCGCGTATATGAAAAAATATAAATTGCGATTATCCGCAGACAACAAAATTATTGGTGATGCGGATGTTGTTGCTGAATCTTATGCTTACTGGGATAAAAGACAACTCGTGCGAAAAATTCTCCTAAACTCTGCGTTAATTCCTAGCGCCCTTGTGTAGTGATACACACTGAATAACCCGTCTAATTGCTGGAAACTCTCATTGCGTAATGGCAGAGACAATCAGCAGCCAAGTAGAAATAGATTATTTCTAAAGGTTCAACGACTAGCCCATAGTGGCGTAAGCAATAAGCCAATGATTGCTGAAACGGCGGGGGTCTATACTTAATAGATCGTGATATAGTCTGTTCTAATATGAAAATATTAGCAGCATTTTAAATGCGGATGTGAAATTGCTAATCACATTGAACACTAAAGATGGTGCACTTCTAAACGAACACTGCCGATTCTATGATAAACGAATCGGTCAGTCAGTAACTCTTTCTGGTCGTCAAATTGTTCGCCACATGATGAGCAAGATCAATGAGATTATTGAAGGGACTTATTCTCACGAAGGAAGTTCAATCGTATATGGAGATACTGACTCCTGCTATTTCTCTGCATATCCAATTCTTAAGAGTCAAATTGATTCTGGTGAAGTTGAATGGGACAAAGACACCTGCGTTGCATTGTATGATAACATAGCAGAACAGACCAATGAAAGTTTTCCTGCATTCATGGAGAAAGCATTTCATTGTCCACGCAAGAATGGTGCAGTCATTAAGGCTGGTCGCGAATTGATTGGTGATCGTGCTATCTTTATTGCCAAGAAGATTTATGCCATCAATATTTTTGATCTTGAAGGCGATAGACTTGATCTGATTATTGACGAGAATGATGCTATCAAAAAAGGCGTAAATATCGGTTACGGTAAGGTAAAGGCTATGGGTGTCGCATTGAAGCGGTCGGATACGCCAAAATACATTCAAGAGTTTTTAATGGATGTATTGTGTATGGTAATTCAACAAGGCAAACAGCGCGAGGAAGTTATTCAAAAAATAAAAACGTTTAAAACCTATCTTTCTGGTCAAGATAGTTGGACCAAAGGTAATCCCAAGTCTGTAAATAAACTAACGTATCATACTGCAAAATTTGAAAAAACTGGACAGTGTGGAGTTGGTCATGCCAAGGCAGCAATCAATTACAATTATCTGCGTAGAATGCACGGTGATAACTACAGCCAAAAAATTGTTGATGGCATGAAGGTAATTGTATGTTCACTTAAACCCAATCCTCTCGGATTTACATCTATTGCATACCCAACCGATGAATTAAGATTGCCTCAATGGTTTTTGGATTTGCCATTTGATGACAAGGACATGGAACGCAAATTGATAGATGAAAAAATTGAGAACTTGCTCGGCGTCCTAAAATGGGACTTACGAATTGATACTGATACAAACAGCACCTTCGCAGATTTGTTCAATTTTGGTTAACAGGCTTGTTGACTTATATCACAAATTCATGTAATATAGACATTATATAACAAAGGAAATACAATGAAAGATTATCTTCTTGATATCATTCAACACACCCATGGTTTAGGTGGAGTTGATTTAGTTAAGGTTGTCGGAACGGATGCCGATACTCAAGTTACTGCCTCTTCGGAAGACCGAACGGTTATCGTATATGGAAACTTTAAGGCTCCATTAGCAGATTTCATCGGCACGTTTGGAATGCCAAATTTGTCTAAGTTAAAGACTATCGTAAGTTTTGATGACTACGATGACGATTCCATTATCAATGTTACCCGAGGAACACACTCTGATGCGACTGCACCATCAGCCATTCACTTTGAAACTAAGTCGGGTGACTTCATCAATGACTATCGTTTAATGGCTAAGACAATCGTTGAGGATAAAGTTAAGAATGTTACATTCAAAGGAACTACTTGGGATGTGGAATTTGAACCTTCAATGAACAGCATTCAGCGATTGAAGAATCAGGCACAGGCCAACAGTGAAGAACTTTATTTCAAGACCAAGACTGACAACGGCGACTTGAAGATTTATTTTGGGGATGCGTCAACGCACTCCGGTAATTTCGTGTTCCAATCAAATATTACTGGAAACTTAAGCAAGCCGTGGAATTGGCCAGTCAAGGTTTTCCTTGCAATCATGGGGCTTCCGGGCGACAAGACAGTCCGCATCGCGGATGCAGGTGTCACTGAAATTACAGTTGACAGTGGTCTTGCCATATGGCGTTATCTACTCCCAGCACAGGCTAAGTAATATGATCAATGGAATTAGTTCAAGCAGTAAACATATAGTGACATATGGCACGACTTCAAACAAGCCATATATAAATTCTTCGTATAACACATTGCTGGGCATTGGTAATCTTCGCTATAATCCATCTACAGTCATGTTTGAAGTATACGATGGAAATTCATGGCTTCCTTTTCCCGAGTCAATCACCAGTATTGGTATTACTACACAGGCGGAATCAGCACTTGATTGGGTAATACAAAAAATGAATGAAGAGAAGCAGATTGAAGAACTCGCAAAAACAAGCCCTGTCATTCAAGATTTGATTAATCAAATCAATGAAAAGAAAGAGCAGATCAAGGTAGTTCAAACTCTGCTCAAGGAAGAGTCTAAAATTGCATGACATGCAGCGGCAGATGATTCTGTCTGACAATAGAAATATGATTAAAGATAGGGCGGCGCGTATTTTATGGGTTTCTCTATCTTTACCACTCCATAAAATTAATGCTGGCATTCGGGTGCATGGCAGCGATAATGAATTTAATTTTGAAGAGTTCAAGAGTTTTGTAAAAAACTTTATTAATAGTGAAGCTCTTGAATTTACCCAAAAATCTTGCATTTTGATTAGTGATGAGGTATATGAGTATATAGCAACTCGCTATCCTAATCGCATGATTGAAATTACCGTTTCAACTAATGACGACAATGACGGTTCAACCATTTACTATCACACCCTTTAGACACAAGGAATATAAAATGACTAAGAATATCAAATCCAATCCCAAGGTTCAACAGATTTTTGACGATCTGGAAAAGTATCGTGAATTTTGCAGTAGCCATGGTTATATTTTTGATGAGGCAGAACTCTACAATAGCAAGAGTTTTTCGTATCGCCAGTTCCAAAGACATGTCACAGGCAAGCCCGCCAAGGATCAGTGGGAAGCCGACTACATTAGATTCAAAGAACAAGATTCTACAAATCTGTATATGTGATAATCATGAGAATTGAAAACGAAATTTTGCTTGACTTCAATGACGTATTGATTCGTCCAAAACGGTCTACTCTTAATAGCCGTAAGGATGTCAACTTAGGGCGTTCATACACGTTTAAGCATAGCAAATATATTTGGTATGGCATTCCGATTATGGCTGCAAATATGGATTTTGTTGGCACTACTGAAATGGCAAAAGTATTGTCAACATTCAGTATGTTCACTTGCTTGACAAAAGATACTGCTCCACTTGGTATCTCAGATTTGAAGGGTGTCAGTACTAATTCCTACGCCATCAGTGCAGGAACAAGTGATATTGATTTCATGAGAATCAAAGAAACACTGAATGTTTTTCCAGATATCCAATTTATTTGTATTGATGTTGCTAATGGATATAGTGAGCATTTTGGTAATTTTGTTGCAAAAGTTCGCGAACTGTATCCAGATAAAACTATCATTGCCGGAAATGTCGTTACAGCAGATATGACACAGGAGTTAATTTTACGTGGTGCTGATATTATTAAGGTGGGCATTGGACCTGGGTCTGTTTGTACTACTCGTATACAGACCGGTGTTGGTTATCCTCAACTCTCGGCCATCATTGAATGTGCTGATGCTGCTCATGGGCTGGGTGCTCATATCATTGCTGACGGTGGTTGCACTTGTCCTGGCGACGTAGCTAAGGCATTTGGTGCAGGTGCTGACTTTGTAATGCTTGGTGGAATGTTTGCTGGACATAAAGAAGGTGGCGGAGAAGTTGATGCAATTAACAATACCGTTACTTTTTATGGAATGAGCAGTGACACTGCCATGAAAAAACATCATGGTGGCGTTGCTGATTATCGGTCAAGTGAGGGGAGGACCGTAGAGATTCCATACAAAGGCAATGTAGCATTTACTATCCAAGACCTCCTTGGCGGGCTGCGTAGCACTTGCACATATGTTGGTGCCTCTGAATTGAAACATTTGAGCAAATGCACAACATTTGTTCGGGTAAATAACCAATTCAATCGCGTATTCAGTAAGTAATCAATTATGACTCAGAACGAAAATATTTCCAACACTGATTATGAATTGTATACGCATTTTAATCATGGTGGTAATCAAGAGGGCATCATTCATATGGGTGGCATTGGTTACCATCATGATTTACAGGAGCGATGGCAAAAGACGATTAACTATAAATTTAATATTTTTCACATAAACGGCCCGACAATTGATTCTGATGGGCACTGTTTGTATGTGCATACGCCATACAACTATCCAAAAAGTGCCAGAGATTTATATCCTAATGCTGTTAGAATAGAGAGTTATAACGGCAACTCTGGTATTTTATATCGCGTGTTTGAATCAGACGAAGATTTGCTTTGGAACATATTAAAAAACTAAAATGACATGGTTTTTGATGAGGTGGGCATAATGAATATACCCGATTTTATTAATGGTAGTTTTGAAGCGTTTGGTGCGGTGGCAGCAACTATCAACATATTCACTCTTCGCAATCATAAAACTGTAAGGGGCACTTTCTGGCCCTCTAGTTTTTTTTGGGCTATTTGGGGATTTTGGAACGTGTATTTCTATTGGCATCTGCATCAATGGTTTTCATTGTTTGCGGGTGCCACTCTTGCTGTGATGACAAGCATTTGGTTGGTGATGGCTATCTACTATGTGAGAAAAGACAATGACACTTGACCTTCATGGCGTAAGGCACCAAGATGTTGATATGTTAGTGGAAAACTTTGTTTTGATGAACCAGAACAGTTTTCCATTGACAATTGTTTGCGGAAATAGTATAAGAATGATTAATATTGCCGAAAATGTGCTAAAGCGCATCGGCTGTGAAACTACCTCTTTAAGATATGGGGTATTAACAATAAGAAAGTTTAAATAAATGTTTTATCTCGCATACGGAATGAATTCCAATACCAATCAGATGTCTAATCGTTGTCCAAAGGCAATGAGTTTTGGTAGATACGATTTGAAAGATCATCGCATTGTGTTTCGCGGAGTTGCCGATATTGAAGTCAGTGAAGGAAGTGTCGCACAATGCGTTTTGTGGGATATCACTCCGGAATGCGAGGTAGAACTGGATATTCTTGAGGGATATCCATTCTTTTATGATAAGAAATATATTACCGTTTCTGTTAATGGCAGAGAATATGAGGCCATGTTTTACCAGATGACAGAAGGTCATGTAAATTACTATCCTCCAAATACATATTATCAGCAGATGCTGGAAGAAGGTTATTCCGAACATGGTTTGGAATTGGATCAGATATATACAGCAGAAGGGTTTACTTACGATGACTTGTGGATGGAAGAATATGCGAATGGATAAGAAAATCAACAAAAAGGCACTATATCCGATGGTTATTGGCATGAGTATTCTTTTGCCATTAGGTTCACTGATTCCTTTGTCAATAATGGCATGGAATTATTATCGGTCAAGAAAAGCCGATGATGTGGATTATTCTTCTGATGTTTGATTTACCAACGCAAGTTGAGCTTAACTTTATTAGGCGCGCGCAAGTCGTTATGTTTTTTTGTTTCTGGCCGCGCCGATCTAGTATCTCAAATAAATGGATATGGTTGACGAGGGGATATCGCGCTAGATCATGGTATAACCATGAGCAGTGTCCTTGTGATCATTGGTATAGTGAACAGGAATATATTATACTAAAATTAAAAGGATGAATTGTGAATAATCAAGAAATAAAAAATTAAAGGGACGAAAATGTCCGAGAACGGCTGAACACCAGACTAAGATTATTGATTCCAAAAGAAAAAACGGAACACTAAATCACACGCAATCCGCTAAAGATAATATCAGAAAAGGCGTTAACAAAGTTTACCAATCGGACAATCCTCCTTGTACTATTTCATCTGGATCACCTAAGGGATATATTACGGGTAATATTAATGGAATTTTTTATCGTTCAAGTTACGAATTGAAATTCTTGGAATATTGCCATGCTAATAATATTCCTGTAGAAACAGCAAGTACCAAAGAATTTAGAGTACGTTATATAGCGGATGACGGGAAGCAACATTATTATTATCCGGATTTCTATCTACCAGATTATGACTGTATTATTGAAATAAAACCACTTGACAGGATAACTGATTTGGTGCATACTAAAAATCACGCAGGCGCAATGGAATATAATTTCTTGTTAGTAACTGAAGAAGAACTAAACAATCTGTCTGAATTTTTCAAATATCTTAAGGAGTAATCCATGAATATCTTTGTGATTGAGCAATGTCCCATAATATCAGCAATGGGTCTGGTAGATAAGCATGTAACTAAAATGTGCGTTGAATCGGCACAATTGCTTTCAACTGCTCATCGCGTTCTTGATGGCGTAGAAGTGACTAACATATCTCCTACTGGACGTAAGAAAAAAGAGTGGAAATTCAATGATGTTCGTGATGAGTTACTTTACGCTAATACTCACATCAATCATCCTAGTGCTATTTGGGCGCGAGCAACTAGTGAAAACTATTTGTGGTTGTATAATCATTTTGTGGCTCTTGGTGCAGAGTATACTCATCGCTACGGGAAACAACATCTGTCCTGCATTAAACTTGAATCTATCCTCAAATCACCACCATCTAATATACCCTTTGCACCTATAACTTTGATGCCATCTTGCATGGATGATAAGTATAAGGTCGGAGACGATCCGATAGAGAATTATCGCAACTATTACGCTGTAGGCAAGGCAAGTCTGCATCAGTGGTCTAATCGTCTCCCTCCACTGTGGATGCAGGGTGAAGTCGTTATTGTTCCTCGTGATGACGATACTGAAAGCAGCAGGATAGTGTACACAATTAAAAGGTAAAATATGCTAAAGAAATTTATAAAATGGTTAACGATGGAAGATGTTCTGTCAGGGAAAGTAGTACCTGAAACCCAACTTGAATCCCCAATGCCTCCGGTAAAGGCTCCACGTAAGCCTAAAGCGGCTCCCCTAGAGTTAACACCCAAGGAGCTTGCAACATCAAAGGGTGAGCCTTATATTGCCATCCTTAGTGTAGACCTTGATCCTTCCGATATTAATAATGGGTCGTTTGATCTTGATTGGAATGACAAGTTCATAATCAATCTGATCAAACAGGGATACAAATACAGCAAGAACGATACAGATCAAATGATCGTTGATCGTTGGTTTCAAACCGTATGTCGTAATATCGCTCTTGAAGTATATGAACAAGAAATTGCCGATCCAGACAAGCGCGATGATGTTCGCATTATTCAGCAGCGTGATTTGGGCGGTGGGTTCACCGAAGTAAGTTAAATCAATAAAGGAAAAAATATTTAATGATTAAAAATGCACTTTCTCGTCCTGAAGCACAAATGATTTTAAAGAAAGCTACGGTTGATCCATTTAAAGGAACCGTATTAGAAGGCTACAAAGCGATAGGACCAAAACAAAAGGGCGGATATGGAGAATACGTCATTTCTGATATGCTCAAAACGGATTATGGTTTTACTGTAGAAAAACCACAAAATGCAAGCCATGACCGGATTGTTCAAGGCCATAAAACTGAAATGAAGTTTTCTGTTGCGCTTACGGACCATGGAACTGGCGGATGTAAGGAAGACAGTTTCATATTTAATCATATTGCTATCTCTAAGGATTGGGATAGGATTATATTTTGCGGAATCAATTTGGAATTAGACAACTCGCATGTTGTTTGGATGTCCAAAGAAGATTTTATTGGCGCTCGTGATTCAGGAGAACTTCAAAAATATTTTACTCCCCAGCAAGGTGGTAAAAATGGCGGAAATGATGATTATATGCTCAATGGAGTTGAAACCTTTAAGCAGTTTTTAAATTCTGGATTGGCCAGAGATATCTCAACATGGTAAACTTTGATCTAAGACAAGGCGATTGCTTAGATATTCTAAAGACTTTAGACGAAGATTCGGTTGATTTGCTCCTTGTTGATCTTCCGTATGGAACTACTGCCTGTAAGTGGGATAGCGTATTGCCTCTTGATGAATTGTGGAAAGAATACTACCGAGTCTGTAAAAAGTCTGCAGCGATGGTATTCACCGCTGCACAGCCATTTACCACTACACTGATAGCTTCCAATCTCAAGCACTTCAAGTATGAGTGGATTTGGGAGAAGCCGCAGGGAACAAATCCTATGTGTGCTAAGTCTATGCCTCTTAAATCACATGAAAACATTGTTGTGTTTTGTAGGCAGAAAACGATATACAATCCACAAATGACACAGGGAACACCATACAAAGGATTTTCCAGCGATAGCTCTAAGATTGGTGAGGTATACGGCAGCGCCAATTCTGTGCATAGAGATAACCCTGATGGAACACGTTACCCCAAAACGGTCTTGCGTTTTAAACAGGAAAAGGGATTTCATCCCACTCAAAAGCCAGTTGCTCTTATGGAATACCTAATCAACACCTACAGCAATCCGAACGATGTTGTTTTGGACAATACTATGGGTTCCGGAACAACCGGAGTTGCTTGTAAAAATCTTGGAAGAAGCTTCATCGGGATAGAGAAGGAAGAAAAGTATTTTGAGATTGCAAAATCTCGTATTTTTCCGCCGCCCGTCCTCAACTCTGAATTGTTTGATGAAAGTTCAACGTAAATCTTGACATATAAGCATATTATGTGTATAATGTTTGTATATTAATGAAGGAATCATATGAACTACGCCCTGATCGATACTGCCAATACTTTTTTCCGTGCGCGACATGTCGCTTCTAAAAGTCATGACACGTGGGAAAAAATTGGCATGGCAATGCACCTTACGTTATCTTCGGTAAATCAGATGGTGCGTAAATTTGGTATTGATCATGTGATTTTTTGTCTTGAAGGACGTTCTTGGCGTAAGGAATTCTACAAGCCATATAAGGCTAACCGCTCGGTTGATCCTAAAACGCTGACTCAAGCCCAAATTGAAGAAGACAAAATGTTCTGGGAAACCTACGAACATTTTGTAACTTTTCTTCGTGAAAAGACTAATGCATCTGTTCTTCGTTGCTCAACCGCCGAAGCAGATGATTTGATTGCAAGATTCATTCATTTACATCCTCATGACCAGCATTTTATTATCTCTTCTGACACTGATTTTGTTCAATTGATCAGTGAAAACGTCCATCAATATAATGGTGTTGCTGGGCAGTTGATCAAACTTGATGGGTATTACGATGATCGTGATCGTCCGGTAAAGGACAAAAAAACCAAGGAACATAAGTTGCTTGAGGACCCTGAGTATCTTCTGTTTAAGAAGTGTATCAGGGGAGATGCTACTGACAATGTGTTCAGTGCTTATCCCGGCGTTCGCGAGAAAGGAACTAAAAATTCTGTTGGTATCAAAGAGGCGTTTGATGATCGGACCAAACAGGGGTTCAACTGGAATAACTTGATGCTGCAAAAGTGGGTAGATCACAATGATGTTGAACACCGAGTCAAAGATGATTATGAACGCAATCGCACTCTGATTGACCTGACTGCGCAACCACAAGAAATTAAAGATGCAGTTGATGATATCATTCGTTCAGAAATCAGGACCACAATAACTCCTCAAGTTGGAATTCACTTGATGAAATTTTGTGGAAAGTATGAACTTAATAAAATTTCAGAATCCGCAGACATTTATGCAAAATGGCTGAATTCTCCGTATAAGGGGGTGCTTCATGGGTGATTATGAACTCAATAAATGTGTTTGCGGTAAAACTCCCATTTTGTGCGAGCCTAACTATGCAGATGACAGTGATACTATGGTAGTGTGCGAGTATTGTGACCGGCACACAGATGGTTTCATTTTCGGAGAGTATAGAGAGGGGTCTGAACTGGCAGTTGAAGCATGGAATCGCGGGGAGATTAATCAATATCATGACTAATTGGGTTAAAATGTCTGACTGGTTGAACGATTTCCAAAGTGGAAACAGAGGTTTTCGTCCGGGAATGGAAGTTAAACTTGTTACTAGTGTCCGACAACAAGGCAAGTCTGTAATTATGGACATACAATCCGACACGTTTACTGATTGGGAGCATGTTTTACGTCCACATTACGTAGAAATGTATAATGAATCTGATCAACTACAGTGGTACAGATATCCTAAGAAGCCAAATATGAGCGTCATATATGAAGCTACCACAGTTGTTCGTCAGAATTCTGATGGCTCATTTGAGTACACCAAGAATCGCGCTGGCACTGGTATAAGAGTCCTTAATGAAGAGGAAGAAAAGGAATTTCTGTTTATCATTCTGAAAGCAAAACCTATGCATCTTGGGGCAAAATTTACATGACCGGATTAGTAGCAAAACCAATCATCAAGAACCAATTCTGGATTGTCACGGACGGAGAAAAGAAAGTTGGCAACATTGAAGCCAATAATGCTGGTTACGGTGTACAGCTTAATGGTAACTTCCTTCAGTTTGATAATGCAAACGAATTGAAGAAGACGACTCAAATTCGGTTTGAGCCACTTAAGTCAAATAATACCAAAGTGGCAATGCCATATCCACAGTATCCGACGCCACCAAAGATTTATAATTCTATCTTTGATGTTCAGCGTGGGCTTCATTTATTTACTACTTCTAAAAAGAGCAAATGTCTGCATGCCGCAGGATGGTTTGCGATAAATCAAAATGATGTTAAACAAGTAGTTTTTTGTCCAAAATATATATTCATTCAACGCTATTCTTATGATGGTCCATACAAAACCCAAGAAGAAGCACAGAGCATGATAAATACTCAATGAACCATATTCACATCAAAAAATTTATAGATAAATTAGCAGTCATGGAGACAAAACAATCACGAGATGTTGTTTTATCTGCTGCTGATGCTCGTGGATTACGCGATGAGATTTCAAAATTATTGTCAGATTTGTATGAGTTGAGTAATGCAAGGACGAACGAAAAATTAAATGAAGTGATACAGGTAGAAATTAAAGGCGGTTCGTTTAAATGAGCAGAACACAACCAAAAATTTTATTGGAACATGTAGATAAAAAAACATATAAAAATGATCAGATCGTAGAAGCTGCCGGAATATGGGCTGTATTTTATGATGATCAGCCCATCAATCTCAAATCGTCACATTATCTTGCAAACGATGCTGCTCCGAAATACAAGAAAACCAGTTTTTCTAATCCCGGACATGCTCGTAATTTATGTCGCAAATTAAATGCACAGTTTCATACTGATAAGTTTACTGTTGTTTTCCTAAATTCTGGTCGCACCGTATATCCAGATGACTTATCATAAAACTAAGAAAGAGATAACAGAAAAAATCCTTTCAGAATTTTCTGATGTTGAAGAAAATATCTGGGGTGAGTTACCAATTGATAAGCTCATATTTCGTTGGTGGACTACGGGTAGAGGTGGAAGTGGTCTCAGGCTGTCAGAAGAAGGTATGAGAGCCTTTGAAATTGCTAAAATAGCCCACTATGAATTTCCTTTGGGCGACCTTGATAGAAAAATATGGGATTCTTTTATAAAAGATTTAACAAAAAAGCTTGACTGTCCCTACTATCTTGGTGTATACAGAGAAGGTGATAGTAAGGGTCCCTATATCAGAATATATGACCATAAGATCGCAATGATGTTGACACTCTACGGAAATCTGAAAGAATATTTAGAATCTCGTAAGTAACTTGTGTTTTTGTGTAGCATCATAATATAAATATGACCGTGGGTTTTCCACTACAACCAAAAGGGAAAGTAAAATGAGTAATTACTCAAATGCATCATATTTGACCAAAACTCCTATGGTAATCAAGGTTTCCAGAGTAGCAGGTCTAATTATTGTAAGTTTGTGCTTGGCAACACTGTACAACGTTTTAGGTCTATAAGGAAGTTAGATATGTTTCCATATACAGAAGAAGAATGGGAATATATTTCTAAAGTCAAAATCATGAGTTTGTAACAATCTAACTGGGACAAAATTTTTAATATTCCAGCAACGATTGCCCGAAGGAAACTTCGGGCATTTTGTTGTTGACAGGATATATAAATGTGGGTATAAGTAAAGCATTCAACGGAGAAGTGTCATGAAGAAGGAAGTAATTCAATTTCAGGCGGGTCGTCCCAAAACTCGTGCACACCATGTGTTGTACGGTGATACTCCGTTTAAGCCTAAAATCGTTGAAAACAAGACGCGCTACAAGCGTAAGCCTAAACATCCGAAAGGGGATTGGTAACATGAAAGATAAAATCATCAAATTTAAAATTTTGATCCTCGGGGCAGCACTTATTGCCGCAATTATTTCGTGTTACGTTATATACAAATATGTCATATACAAACCGTTGATTAATGATCATATTCCAAAACAAATTGATAAGTGCAGTGATCAAACAGTAGTTGCCGTGGTTTATTCTCTTCGCACAGACCCGCAATCATGGACATCTGATTCATATAATTTGAGTTATGGAAATGCCGTTAAGATATGGGTGGCAAACGAAGATTATGGGCTTAATATCGGTCTTGGCAGTGATATATCCAATGGTGCGAAATATGATATGTCTGATGAATGCCGCGCTTTGTTGTATTCTGCAACGCAGGATTGGCGCACAAATTACGTCACCACAAAATTGAAGGAAGAGTAACATGCCCTACGGCATTGAAGACGCTATTCAAGATGAAATTGTGCTGCTTGATGATCTGATTATATGGGCAACCAAAAATGATAAGATTTTTTTGGAAAAAATTTACACCGTCAAGCGCCAAAGTCTAAATCATATTATTGAACGAATGAAAGGATATGATTTTAAGCTGTCTGTTAATAATGACGGAAAGGTGTTTGTTGGAGGATCACAATCTAACCGCAAAACTCTTGAAGAAGAATATCCTGCTTTGAAAAAAGTAGCAGAAGAATATGATATTATAAAAAATCTCGTAAAAAGCAGTTGACAGCCGGGTCATACAAAGCTATGCATTGCTCATAGGTTCTAATAAAGGATTTCAAAATGGGTTCTTATCGCAATAACTATGCTCGCAAGGTCGCTGATACTGCTCGCTTCAACACTCGCGAAGCGTTTGCTGCTGCATGTGCTGCTCAGCGCGTTAACGGTGACTATCTCAAGCTTTCCGAAACCGATCATCAAGGTGATCGGGTGCGTATCGCCAATAAGCATCTTACTCGCGATTTTATTGACAGTAAGTTTGACATTCGCGAAGAAGACCGTGCGCAAGCCGAAAACGTGATTCTCCATTTTCAGGGGCTGACTTTCAAAATTCTTCAAGGCAAGGTCCTCAGTGATTTTGAGACTAAGGCCATGGAATGCGCAACTTGCGAAGAAGTTGGTGTTTTTGAACTCGCTGTGATTTCTTCACTTCCTTCTTGTTACATTCGCGCCAAGGCTCGTCAAGACACTGATTCTCGTCTTCGTGACACTGACGGTTATATCGGTAACGTTGGTGATAAGGTTGATATTTACGATTTTGAAATTGTGCGCTGCCGCTATTCTGAAAATTGGAACACCTACTTTGTTACGGGTATCACACCCGATAATAAGGCGGTGTTCTTTTCCTACCGCAACAATATTGATGTTGGGGCCATCGTCAACCTGTCTGGTAAGGTCAAGGCACACAAAGAAAATCAGACACAACTTAATTATGTAAAGGGCATTTGATGTGACCTTCGGAGCACGTAATGCCTTCATTAAAGAGATATGCAATGCTGGCATTGGTGACTCCGAGAAGACATATATGAAATGGGAGCCAATAATTGCTTGGCTCCCTATTAAAATTAAAAATAGATACGTTTGGCTTAAAAAAATCTACCGTAGAACAATTTATTATAGGTTTAATGAGGAAGGCGTTCTGGAATATGAATATGGTGATTTGTTTACTATATTAGAGAAGGGAACAGAAAATGAATGATACACGAAGGGTTTATGCATGGGCAGTTGTAGTCGCGGACGCTATTTTTATGCTTATGTCGGGCGGCTGTATCGCATATGATTATATTCATTCTGTTCGCTGGGATACTGTGCTACTGAATATCATTATGTTCGGTTTGTGGACATACTGGCTCATTCAAGATACCAAAAAGCTGCGGCAGAGACACCTTATGTATATGTCAGATCAGGCATTTGACAATCTGAAGGATTGGTTGCTTGATAATAAATGTGATTGGAAGAAAGTTGGTATCAGTAACACGTATATCAACAACTTCCTCGTGCCTGCTGCCGGTCTGTATCTTGTAGATTGGACAAGTCGTCAGTTTGCAATCGTTGATAAGAAACGATATGTAGAATTTTCGTTGAGGTATCTATGACTTGTGTTTGGACACTGAAAAAACAGGGGGTTCGCTTCACCTACCAACCTTCAGTTAAAACCTTTTTTTGGGTTGACGAAAAGTTTTACACTGCTAATAAAGAAGAGATTCTTGAATGGGCTGAGCGATATAACTGTGAGGTTCCTTCAAAAACTTATGGTTGGGTAACTTGTCCCGATGACGATGTTGCATTGCTTTTTAGGATGATGTGGTCGTGACTGCTGAATATCTCGTTAGATTCAGTGCCAATCGACTTGTGGTGCGGGAATGGTGTGTCAAGAATTTTCCAACTGATGGGTTATCTTTTTATAGCGGATGGGATAACGATAGAGGAAGAAAAATGTGGCGATGGAGATTTAATCTACAGGACAAGAACGAACTACTCCTGAACAGAGAAGCAGATGCCGCATGGTTTCTGTTGAGGTGGTCATGAAACTTTATTTTAAAGATACCAATCTATCCTATGGACAGATAAGTGATTTAATGAAAACTCATATCGGTCCTTCTGGTCCTGATACGTGGGAAAATGGGACTGAAATAGGATTTGAAACGGGAATGAGTGGTGCTGGATATATTGAAATTTATGATGATAATCATCCCCATCTACCGTTTGTGGTCTTGAAATGGTGAATAACGTGGAAGCAAAAATATATACCATGTCATCAGATTTGTGGGTTGAGATTGACAAACATTATGACGAAACGGGACTAAAGCCTGTCGAATTCACTGATGAATGTATTTATGCGGATTTCGGTCTTCAGTATACATCTCACATTACGTTTGCATATAACTACAAAATTACTGACGAAGAAAAATTTACTTTGTTTTTATTGAGGTGGCTATGATGGGAAAATATTATATTTCATTAGAGGACTTTGATGCTCTTGGAGACTGGTTAGACGAAAATAGAAAGAAATCACGATCTTCTTTCTTAGAGTACCAGACAGTCGATAGGTGGTTGCGGATTAAAGCTGGAATATCGGCATTGTCATCCAATTCAGAAGATGATAAGGGCTATCCTTATGAAATCATTGATGAACATAAATTGACGGTATTTTTGTTGAAATATCTATGATTAGGCTGTTCATGAGAGAAACTAAAATGCGTTACGGAGAGATCAGTGGCTTGCTGAATCGTTCGCTTGGCCCTGCTGGTCCTGACACGTGGCAAATTACTAGCGCATATGTTGAAGATATGGGATTTGCTAGTTTTGTTGAAATTTATGACATTGATAATCCTAATGTTACTTTTGTAGTTTTGAATTGGTCATAATAGTGTTTTTTTAATTATCACCACGATCATAGTGATTATCACTATAAGACAATTCGTTGGCAACGTAAATTTTCATTTTTCCCGAGAAAATCCTATCGCAGCAACAACTCTCTATGGTTTAAATGGGGATATAAAGCGATAGATAACTATTCTTATGGGAATTCAAGATCGTTTTGGATTTCCGAACAAGAATATATGTGGATGTTACTCAAGCAGGATTGACATTTGTGGCATATTGGTGTAGAGTCCAATTTACTAAGGAGACATTACATGAGTGCAAGTTGGATTAAACTACTAAATCAGTCAGAGTCGCGTCTCCACAAAGAGGATGTTATCAGACAAGCATATGAAGCTGCTATTCTTGGAAATGTAATTTCCGATAGGTTTCTTATTGGTCTTCGTGTATGTTACAACCCATTTCTGACCTTTGGAATCAAGCAGATTCCAGAGTCGGCGGGCATTGCTAATGCTGAGAATCCTTGGGAAGAACTTTCCAATTTGTTTGTCAAACTGACGCAACGCGAATTGACTGGCCATGCCGCACGTGATGCCATTCAGGATATGATGTGGCGGTTTGCCAGCGATGAATGGAATGACTTTATCGCCCCTATCCTTCGGCGCGACATGCGTTCTGGAATCAGTGAGAAGACCATCAATAAGATTGTCAAAAATACAAAATATGAAGTTCCAACTTTTGGTTGCCAACTTGCCACCAACTGCGAAGATCGTCCCGAAATGCGTGGTATTAAGAGACTTGAACCAAAGTTGGATGGCGTTCGTGTGCTGATGATCATTGACAACAACGGTGGCATGACTAGCAGTGTGGCTTCGTTTAGTCGCAACGGCAAAATTTTTGAAAATTTTCCACACATAGAACATCAATTACTGAATAAGGTTGAACATATCCTGAAATATCTTGGGAAAGAATTTTCTTCTGGTATTGTGTTTGATGGTGAAGTGGTGGGAAATTCCTTTCAGGAATTGATGCGTCAGGCTCGTCGTAAGACTGATGTCCAGAACGACGATAGTGTATTCCATATCTTTGATATTCTTCCTCTTGATGATTTCAAGCGGGGATACTGGAATGCTCAACTCGTTAAGCGTATTCACTTTCTAAACAAGCTGAGTCCAATTATTGATAATTTGCAAAATGTAGAGCTTCTTCCTCACATTATGGTAGACCTTGATAATTCTACCGGCGTTGCTGAGTTTAATAAGTATTGCAATGACATGGTTGAGGCAGGCTTCGAAGGCGCAATGATCAAAGAACTTGATGCACCCTACGAATGCAAGCGCAATAAGTTCTGGTTAAAGTATAAGCCAACCATCACGGTTGATTTGCAAGTTATTGGTGTTGAAGCTGGCACTGGACGCAACAAAGGGCGTTTGGGTGCACTTATCTGTAATGGTGTTGATAATGATAAGGAAATTACCGTTAACGTTGGTAGTGGGTTTAGCGATTCGGAGCGTGATAGCCTTTGGGCTGACAGAGAATTGGTGATTGGTAGCACGGCTGAGATTCTCGCAGATGCTGTAACTCAGAACAAGGATGGGACTTACTCACTGCGGTTTCCACGTTTTGTTCGTTTTAGGGATGATAAGTGATGAGCGAAGATACACCCTCCAAAGAAGAACAAATCTTGGAATTATTCAATTGGCTTGAAGAACGTGCAGCAGCACTAGGTGGATGCTCTGACGGAAACTGTGTCATTCACAAACCAAAAGGTATGCACACTAACGGTGGATGCAAATGTGCATATGATAGAAACAAAATTAACATATACACTCAATATGTTGCATATTTTCGCAGCAAAGTTCGTAAAATACGGGATGAAAACTAATGATAAATGCTATGTTTGGTCGCGTTACTAAGATGAAGACTGAGTTTAGACTTGCAAGGCGCGGCAGCAATTATTATCTGCAATATCGTCATATTGAACAGAAGTTCAAGAAGAAATGGTTTTGGCAGAAACCCGAGGTTGACGAACTCATCAAAGGCGATTGGATCACTACAGACACTGCTATATTGGAGAATTTTTAAACATGAATATATATGATATGAATGAAGAACACGATATCCAGCGGTGCGAACTGTGTGGTATTATTGAAAGCACTCGTCCCTATGGTCTTAATCATGAGGAAATCTGCCTTGAATGTGCAAAGATGGATGAAGCCGTTACCATAATCCGTATGAAGGAATGTATTTATATTTCGGACACTGATCAGTAATGTATAGCGATGACGATGATGGTCCTAAGATAGCAGACTTCATGTGGATTGTTGGGAAAACTTGCGTTTTCCCAGATGGTGATAGCATTGAAGTTATCCAAATTAAACGCAGAGAGACTGGACCATGGGTGACTTTCCACATTAAACAAGGGCCGGGTATTCCCCGTAAGCTTTTGCTCTCACTGGAAGAGTTTAACTCTGCCTATGGACATCTGTTCAAACGTGATTAATTTGGCTAAATAGATAAATGTTAAATATCAAAAAAATATTCAGTTTTGCAACTCTTACTTTATTTGTTGCACTCATTTTAAGTAGTATTTCTGCGTGGTATTCCATTCTAGGACTGACCGCTATTTTTTCTGCTGCGGTCGTTCCAATTATGATTATGGGCTGCTCACTTGAATTTGCAAAAGTAGTTACTACAGTCTGGCTGCACAAATACTGGAGTCGTGCCGGATGGAAACTTAAATTATATCTTGTTCCTGCGGTTATTGCGTTAATGCTAATAACATCAATGGGCACATACGGCTATCTTTCAAAGGCACACAGTGATCAATCTCTTGTTAGCGGTGATGTTCAAGCAAAGATTGCATTATACGATCAAAAAATTCAGATAGCAAAAGACAGTATTGATGCTGACCGCAAAGCACTTCAGCAGATGGATTCTGCTGTTGATCAAGTTATGGGACGTTCAAATGATGTCAAGGGTGCTCAACAATCTGTAAATATTCGTAAAGCACAAGCCTCCGAAAGAAATAGACTTAATCAAGAAATAATGACACGACAGGCTACTATTAGTAAACTTAATGAAGATGCTGCTCCTACCAGAGCGCAAGTTCGCAAGGTTGAGGCAGAAGTTGGTCCTATTAAATATATTGCTGCATTGATTTACGGTGATAATCCAGATAACAACCTGTTAGAACGTGCTGTTCGTTGGGTAATTATTATTATTGTTCTTGTGTTTGATCCTCTTGCTCTTATGCTCGTTTTGGCTGCACAAAGTAGTTATAAGTGGCTTGAAGAAGACCTCAAGGAAGAAGAAGAGAAGAAAAAGTCTACTGACAATTCTTATTGTGCAGAAAAGGGAGACCTGTTTTGTATCCATGACCATCCATGTGCAGTAACAGAAATACTTGACAGTGCTTCCGAAGAAAATGATGTTCCCAAAGAACAACTTGATGAAAAAATTGACGTTGTAATTGATGATTCGGTTGAACGTCAATTACAAGAATATATACCAGAACAGGCAACATCAAATGTGCGTGAAATGGTTGAGGGTGATATCAATTTTGCTCCTGAGCCTCACTCTCCGGAAGAAAAATCACATATTGAAACCGAAGGTGTAACAATTCATGAAATGGAGCATGGATATATTGAGCACGAAGGTAAGCAAATCAGCAAAACGGCATTCTTGAGCCAGCATCCTCATGTTTTCGCAGCAACACCAGATAATGAAAAAACTGGTCCAAATTTTGGCACATCATTTCCTGTATTTGCTGCAAAGGGAGATGTTTTTGTGAGAGTTGATACTCTTCCAAACCGCGTCTACAAGTTTGATGGCAGCAGATGGATGGAAATTAATAAGGATATATCTGATTCTTATCTGTATGATGAGGAATATTTAAGACACTTGGTATCCAAACTGGAATCAGGAGAATATGATGTTGAACTTTTGTCTGAGAACGAAAGATCGCAAATAGAAGATTATCTTCAAAGTATAAGTAATGTGAGTAACTAACATGTCCGATAAGAAACTACACACCTGCTCATTTTGCGGTAACCACAAGGATCAGGTAACCAAATTAATAGTTGGCGAAGATGTCGCTATTTGTAGCGAATGCGTTGATTTGTGCAATCAACTTATCGTAAAGGAAAAGATAATAGAACCCGAGGCTAATCAACAGAATCCAAAGTTTGATGCATATGCCATCAAGGAACATTTGGACAAATATGTTATTGGACAGAGTGCTGCAAAAGAAGTTCTTGCTGTAGCAATTTCTAATCATTACAAAAGAATCAATCATCCACCTAAAAATTTAGAAATTCAAAAAGGGAATGTGTTGCTCGTTGGACCGACAGGTTCAGGAAAAACTTTGCTTGCAAAATCAGTTGCCAAATACCTTAATGTCCCATTCGTAGTGGCTGATGCAACTAACTTAACCGAAGCAGGATACGTTGGTGAAGACGTTGAATCCATGATCGGATTGCTTCTTGCAAATGCCGATTATGATGTTAGCCTTGCAGAAAGAGGGATTGTGTTTATTGATGAAGTAGACAAAATTGCCAGAAAAAGTGAAAGTGCCAGTATTACGCGAGATGTGTCCGGAGAAGGTGTGCAGCAAGCATTGCTTAAGTTAGTAGAAGGCACTAAATGTCGCGTGAGTCCAGCGGGCAAGCGTAAGCACCCACAAGGTGAATTTATTGAGGTTGACACAAAAAACATACTGTTCATTGCGGGCGGTGCTTTTGTTGGATTAGAGGAAATAATTCGCAACAGAACTGGAGTGTCAGCCATTGGATTTGGATCAGTGGTGCGATCCAAAAACGATCCAATTGATTTGAAAAAAATAACACCAGAAGATTTGACACGTTTTGGAATGATTCCAGAATTTATCGGGCGTTTTACAACCACAATTGCGCTTGAAGAACTTACCTTGACAGAATTGATTAAAATTCTAACCGAAATCAAAAACAGTTTCATTCAGCAGTATCAATATCTTTTTGAAATTGACGAGATAAAACTTACCTTTACTGATGACGCCATTCATAAAATTGCTCAAAACTGTATTGATTTAAAGACGGGCGCGCGGGGATTACATACTGAAATTGAACGAGTGCTGATGTGTCATATGTTTCACATTAATCGTTACAAAGAAAATGATATAGTGGAACTGATCATTGACGTTGATCAAATTGATAAACCAGAACCTTTAATTTAAGATTGACATTTTCATCACACATCATTATTCTAACGTTAGAAAGGATTTTGTAAATGTCTGAACAGCCAATTATGCATGAACGTGCAAATGGTACCAAGTATTGGTATTTAAATGGAAAAATTCATCGCGAAGATGGACCTGCGGTCGTCATCGCGGCTGGCGACAATTATTGGTATCTGAATGGTAAACTCCATCGCGAAGATGGACCTGCTATTGAACGTGCGGATGGTTCCAAGTTCTGGTATCTAAATGACAAACGCCATCGCGAAGATGGACCTGCTATTGAATATGCAAATGGCACCAAGCACTGGTTTCTGAATGATCAACGCCATCGCGAAGATGGACCTGCTATTGAACGTGCAGATGGTACTAAATATTGGTATCTGAATAATATGGAAATAGACCAACTTGTTTTCTGGGTTACCACTAAAGAACGTCAAAAAGAATGTTTTTGACACAAAATACTTGATTTTTTTACGCAATAGTGTATGATAAATATTATTGTAGATGCTTATACAGGTCTACAATAATAGTCTTGCTATAAAGGAGATAAAACATGACTAAATTAACTACTAACGGTAACCTAACACTTCGCGCCCTTGACATTCCGTCACTGCATCGTTTCTCGGTAGGGTTTGATAACGTCTTTGACGAATTAATGCGAGTAAATTCCCAACAAGCATCTGGTCCAAATTATCCACCATACAATATTGTAAAATATGATGATGATAATTTTACCATTGAACTTGCGGTTGCAGGTTTCAATGATGGTGATATTAATATCACGCTTGAAAAAAACATTCTTACTATTGCGGGTGAACAAACACAAACGCTTGATGAACTTGATAAGGAAGTTGAGTATTTACATCGTGGCATTTCTGCGCGCAGTTTTACTCGCAACTTTACTCTTGCGGATCATGTGGAAGTTGCCAAGGCATATTCAGAAAATGGCATCCTAAAGATTGAACTCGTTCGGAACGTTCCCGAGGAATCTAAGCCAAAAAAGATTGACATTTCATACAAAAAGTAATATAGGTAGAACTAATGCTTGCGGGTAATGGTGCCCGCAAGCATCCAAACAAGGATTAATTATATAATGGCAAATGCAGAACCAACCAATAAGATCAAGCCTAACTTGGCTTTGAAGGAACCCTCAATGTTTCGGGTTATTTACATGAATGATGACTTTACTCCAATGGAGTTTGTGGTTAGTTCGCTGATTGAATACTTCAATTATAATGACGATACGGCAACCAAGATTACGGTTGACGTTCATGAACAGGGAAGTGCCGTTGTCGCCGTTCTTCCCTACGAGATTGCTGAGCAGCGTGGGATTGAAGTAACTCTTGATGCACGTGCACGTGGATTTCCGCTTCAGATCAAGGTTGAAGCAGACGATTAATTTATACTGATATAGTGATCCTTTTAGCCCAATATGGCTTTTGGTGTAAATATGGGTTGTTGATATAGTTGATTTCTTCAATACAGGTATCAACCATTTTTTCATAAGTCCCAAATGCCCAGTGCGTTACTTTATTTTCAGTATCATTTGCTAAAGTAACGCACATTGGGGTCTGATCATCCGAAATGATTGGGCGTTCTCCAAAGTATAGTTCTTCGCGTGGGACTGCATTTGACATTATAATAACTTTTGTTATATCCATGTGCTTTTGCAGTTTTCCCAATGAATTATACAGATAGTTAAAATCGTCATGTCTGGATGCAGTTTCAAACAAATTTTCCATGGTAAAGGTATCACCCACCGTGCTCCACCCATTTATTCCTATAACTGCAATGCCATCAATGACTGCCACATTTTGATGAAGGAAGCATACATTTTTTATATTTTGTAACATTTCAGAAATTTCATCAGTTCTTTCTGTTATTTTATCTGCAGTTTCATATTCTAAATAGCCGGGAACATAAAACACACCTTGGTAAAACCTACTAAGATGTGCCAGTGTTTGAAAAACGGTATTTAGATTAGAACTTATGTTTCCTGCCACAAGGCAATACAAACTTGTTGCTTTGTTTTCCCAATTGAAGCTTTCATCGGGAGAAAGAAAAAGATCGCTAATTAAATCAAAGCCAATTTCTGTTTTCATTTAAATTATTTTGCTACATTTAACTTTGGTTTGCGAGGTGCGCGCACTTTTTTAACTTCTTTTTTTACTTCCTCTATTATGGTGTCAGCATCAGCAGTCACTTCTTCTTCAATTTTAACTGCGGCTTTTTTTGCCTTTGATACGGTAGCCTTTACCACTGGTACAACAGTTTCAATATCAGCGATAGTCTTCTCGGCATCGGTAACAGTCTTCTCTACATTGGCGATGTCCGCTACAACATTTAATGGTGCTATCTCTGCTTCGGAAACGGTTTTTGTTACATCAGCAATGTTGGTTTCTACATCAGAAACTATTGTGGTGGCTTCTGGTTCAATCGTGTTTACTTCATTAATTGCAGTATCAATTGTGCTCTTTCCAAGTTTGGTATATACAAGATATACGCCATATAATGCTACTGCGCTCGTCGCTATAATTAGAAATTCCATACTTTTCTCCTATGTGTTTGGTTTTTCATTATTATTTATGAGATATTAAACATATACACAATAAACCCATAATTTTGTTACAAAAACATCTTGCATTTTATATCAATCTGATATAGAGTTAAACTCTCTCTAACAATAAAAGGAAATTTAATGAGTCTCGTTCCTATCGTTCTTGAACAAACTTCTCGTGGTGAGAGGTCGTATGATATTTTTTCACGACTCCTACGCGATAGAGTAATTATGCTTGATGGCGAAGTCCATGATCATATGGCAAATATCATTGTCGCGCAATTACTCTTTCTTGAGTCTGAAGACCCTAATGCTGACATCTCATTGTATATTAACTCAAATGGTGGATCAGTGACCGCAGGAATGTCCATATACAATACCATGTCTTTCATCAAACCTGATGTATCCACTATCGTTACCGGACAGGCTGCATCAATGGGATCGTTCCTTGCTCAGGCAGGTGCTGCCGGTAAGCGTTATGTTCTTAGTGAAGCACGTACAATGATCCATCGTGTAAGTTCTGGAACTCGTGGAACCAGTGGTTCTGTTCATGTTCAGGAACTTGAGTTTGAAGATGCTCGTCGCCACTTGGAAGAATCAAAGCGCCTCAATGAACGCCTGACTCAGTTGTATGTACAACATAACACTGCTGGAAAGACTTATGAAGAAATGTTTGAGGACATGAAGTTTGATACTTTCCTATCTGCTGAGCAGGCGGTTGAATATGGGCTTGCCGACGAGGTACTCACTAAGCGTCCTTAATATATGTTGACGTGCTTTCATCACTGTAGTATGTAATGGGCATGGAAACCGTATTTGAACATCTCAAAGGTCGTCACCTAAACGTTGATCTTCATCGTCCCATGATTGATGAAGTTGGGCGGGTGGCGACCTTTTATCTGTATGACCTTACTGGCCGTGCAGTCGGCTATCATCAATATCGTCCGGAAGGCGAGAAGAAACTACCCAACGATTTCAAGAGTGGTAAATATTTCACTTGGCGTAAGGGTTACGCTCCATGGGGTGTAGAAAGCCTTTCGCTGACCCCGCATGTGGTTTTTCTTACCGAAGGTATCTTTGACGCGGCCCGTCTGACAGAGCACGGGTATAGCGCACTTGCAACACTTTCTAACGATCCACAGCCAGACTTCAAAAACTGGTTGCATTTTCTTGGTCGTCGTGTTATAGCAGTGTGTGATAATGATAATGCAGGTCGTCGCCTTGCTAAGTTTGGTGATGTTGCCGTGGTCACCAAAGACAAAGACTTAGGTGATGCAGATGATTCTTATGTTGATTGGTTGTTGAAAGAGTATGGTCAGTGAAAACCCTATCCGAACTTGAGCTTATTGCGGGTAATTATAGCATCGTAAAGGATGATGATGGTACTTATGCTATTCACCGTGATGGCGTATCAATTCATGGCGTATGCGATGGAGATGCTGTAATTGCTTGGATGGCTAATTGTTTGTTTAATTATGACTGTCTACTAAGGAAAGTACAAAATGAAACTATGGGATAATGAATCTAATCTTTGGTTGCTGACTCCCGAGGAATTTACCGAAGTTCCTGATGGAATAGTATTGCTTGGTATTAACGATAATACTAAGGTGAAGGGTAAAGACTACATTGACGATCATACCCGAGGAGGATGTCTTGCTTACGGTCTTACGCCAGTCATGGCAGAGTCGCAGGGCTTGATGCCGCAGTTTATTATTTGGAAGCTGAGAAGCTGATGGCTAAAACCATTAACTTTGGAAGGGTGCCCGGAGAAAAAGACCTTGAATGGTTTGCGAAGAACATTGGGCCTCGTACTCATTATACAAAATACAACATCGGTGGCGAGGGGTGGCGCTTTACCCTTTTGTCAGATAACCCATGGTCCAAAAAAGATTGGGTGCTGACAGTTGAAGACGATCAAATGATGACATATTATTTGCTGACTCATTGATTTTTTATGTTGACAGCACATTTTGATACGCCTAAGACAAGTCATCGCAACCGATTAGTCACGGAGATTTCAAATGAACATCGACCTTACGAAGATCAAAGCACGTATCCTTGCTCTCTCAGCAAAGACCATTCAAAATGGGTGCACCGAAGAAGAAGCCATGGCTGCTATCACGATGGTTGGCAAGTTGTTGCAACAGTATAACTTGTCCATGGATGAAGTTGAGCTTCGTGCTGAAAAATGTGCTACTCTCAAGATCGATAGTGGAAGCAAGATGCGTGGAGGTGTTTACTTTGCTGCTTCGGCTATCGGGGCCTTTACTGGCTGCAAAGTTTGGGTTAGTCGTGCCGGAAATCTGACGTATTGCTTCTTTGGTCAAGAAAGTGATCTTTTGATGGCAAAGTATCTTTATGATGTCATCACCTGCGCGATTGATACCGAAACCTCAAAATTCAAAAAGACGCCTGAATATCAAATGTCCCTTTCTAAAAAGGGTGCGACGAGTTCTTTTACCATTGGCATGGGGTCGCGTATCTCTGTTCGTCTCATGCAGATGAAAAAGGAAAATGATGGTGAAGTTGCTGCTGCTCGCGGTGGGAGTAATGCGCTGGTGGTATTGAAGAACCAGATTGTTGCAAATGCCTACGGTGAACTTGCACTCCGCTTGAAGAAAAACTACAATAAGACCTCTATTACCGATGGCACCGCATATCGCAATGGACAGTCTGCTGGTGATCGCGTTAATCTCTCGCGCCCTGTTAATGGGACTGTGGGTAAAGTTTTGCAAATTACTGCTTAATTTTTATAATATGAAGGGAAATTAAAATGCGTACTTTGATTCTTTCTATCGGCTGTCTTCCTGTTTTGATCTATCTCAGATTTTGGATTGGAGTTGCCTACATTGCGCTACATTTCCTCAGTAAATTCTGGTAAAAATTTATAAATTGCCCGTTGACATCAATTCAGAAATTGATATAGTGATTGCATAGTCACTAAGGAGATATGAAAATGCTTCCCAATATCTATCAAGTTGTTCTCGTCAATGTTGCGGGTATGACCATTTATAGTGGTTTTATGGAGGATATTGCATTTGGCATTGCTGAGAACTCTGGCTTTGAATGTAACATTTTGCTTGACGGTAAGTTGATCGCATCATATTCTCCGATTTCTGGTTTTAAAGAATTTACAAATGACTAAAACCTCAACTATGCATATTAGGTCGAACGGAGCCAAGGAATGGTATCTGAATGACAAACGCCATCGCGAAGATGGACCTGCTATTGAATATGCAAATGGTACTAAGAAATGGTATCTGAATGGCAAGGAAGTAGATCAACTGGTTTTCTGGGTTACTACCAAGGAACGAATGAAGGAATATCATAATGTCTAATTATGACACGCGACATGGCGGTCCATGGGATCGAGGCTCCGCAGATAGTTATTATCGCCGGGGATTTACTCCCCACTATTATACTGGTGCCACTGGGTTTGGTAAGAAGATTGAACGGGAAGACATGACTCCCGAGGAAATCGCAGCCTATACTGCTGGTTATGACGATAACAATGATGATGGCGATTTCAAGGACTGGGGATAATATGAGCAACTGGCTTTATCTTGCAGGGAGTGCCTGCTTCGCACTCGGCACTATTCTCAACATGTTGAAGTGATATGCATTACCTTCATCTATTTTTTGCCATTTCCTGTAGCTCGCTTTGCGTGGCGAATATTGTAGCTATCGTATATTACTTTCGCAAGTTTCCGCTCATACTCATTACCAGTGGGTTTGCTGCTGTACTTACTGCGATTGCCACATTAATTAACTGCGTACAACTTTAAAGGAAAGTAATATGGAACTTCTTAATGTATTCGTGTCTAGCAAACGTGCAGTATTCGTCAATGGCACCCGAATCACTAGTCGTGGAACAAAGTGGGGGAATCATTGGCATCTTGACGAATTTACATGCACTGCTGATCAGGTTCGTCAACGCCTTCGTGAACGAGGTCCGGCAAATGGTTATGCTGGTATAGAAATTGATGACGAGTATGCCGCTGAATTTGGAATTTAACAAGGAAGATTGTTGTGATTAAGAACTGTAAAACTATGGAGCAAGCCAAGGCAGAGGCGCGACGTCTTTCCAGCGAAACTGGTGACATTTATTGTTCCATGAAGTGGAAGGGTGAATGGATCATTTATGCACTGGGTTTCAGTCCTATTAAAAATGAAGAAGAGGAAAACGAAAATGCCTAAGTATTTGGTGGAAACTGTTTCTATTTTTCGCATTCGGTATCTCATTGATACTGAGAACCCAGAGTTTGCTCAAGACACCGTGGTAATGAACGAGGCCGAAGAATTCGGTCAGAAGCACATTGATGAAAACATCATCGGGTGTCGTGAAGTTACTGACGATGAGATTCCGAAGTTGTTTTTTGAAGACCACCCATACTTGGAAAATTGGGGTCCTGAAAAGGCATTTGAATATGTTCATAAGGTTGTGACACCAAATGAGTAACTGGCTATATCTTGCCGGGAGTGCATGTTTTGCTCTCGGAACTATCATTAACATGTTTAACAAATAAGGAAATTTAAAATGGGATATTACACGAACTATTCTTTGGATATTGACAAGTCTGCCACTGAATTTACTCCCGTGACTGGAGTAGATGAAAATGGAAATCCAGCCACGGTGTATGTCAAGCGTACAATTGATCTGGATCAAATGCAGCGGGAATTGGCAAATGATTGTGGCTATGAACGTGGCACTCTGTTTGGCGATGGTGTCAAATGGTATGAACATGAAAAAGATATGCGGGAGTTTTCCAAGAAGTATCCTGATGTCTTGTTTATTCTTTCTGGAGAGGGAGAAGATAATGAGGATATCTGGCGCGCATATTTCAAGAATGGAAAGATGCAGAAATGCAAGGCAATCGTTTCCTTTGATCCATTTGATGAAGAAAAACTTATTTAAAGGAATTTAGCATGGGACTCGACATGCAGCTTTATGCTGAACGTTATTTCTGGAATTTTGGCGAAGAGGCCGACAAAGCACTGGCTATTGACATTGCTCAGTTGATTGGTGTTAATAATACTGCAATGCCAATTAAGACCATTCGTCTTGAAGCTGGTCGCTGGAGAAAGGCAAACCACATTCATAAATGGTTTGTTGACAACGTTCAGAATGGAAAGGATGAGTGCCAAGAATGTCCTGTAGCGCGCGGTAACTTGGTCGATCTGCGCGAGGCGTGTCGGGAAGTGCTGTCCGACAATACGAAAGCACCACTCCTGCTTCCTACCACTGATGGGTTTTTCTTTGGCGGAAAAGATTATAATCAATGGTACTTTGCTGATCTTGATGATACCATCAAAATTATTGACAATGCACTTTCTCTTCCCGGTAGCTGGGATTTTACTTACCGATCTTCTTGGTAATTTTTTTTGATGAAGGTGTTTTTCTTGTTGACAGTATCTTTATGCCTCGGTATAAGAGGACACCAAGACGAACAGGAGACTTCAAATGGCTTACATCGTTTACAACATCGCAACGACTCGTATTGAAGAAACTTATGAAAATGAAACCGCTGCAAAGCGGACTCGCACTCGCCTGAACAACAAGGCTGGCGAAGTTAAGTTTGCAATTGCCCCGAGTGATGTCTATTACGCTGGAATTGAGCAGATGGTTGAACGCACGAACCTCATGACTGGCAAGACCTTTATGGAGAGCGTGAACACCCCCTACTACTGCTCGCCCTCGAGTGAGTCTTATTGGAGCGCGTAAACGGCTGGCATTCTTTTTGAAACTATACGCAGATAGATTGGAAATTAACATGTCGGAAGAACTTGAATTGAAGTGGGGAACGATTAAGGGATGGAATCTCAATGAGGGTGGTCCCGTGCATGTTCTTATGGAACAGTATCTCAATGAAGGGTCCTCAATGTCGGCAATGTTTCAACGCGATACTGAAAACCAAAAGCGTCTGATTCTTAAAATCATTGATGCCGTTGATACTGATCAAATCTATCTTGACTGGGATGGAAAGTATGTCAGCAAGGACGAGGCCAAAGAATACGTCTTGAACTACGATAAGGACCGTTAAAATGCATAGCGACGACCAGTTTCCTCCTATTGAAGGTAACACAAATAACTATGGTATCACTCCTGTCTTTCTTATTTGTTTGACAGCGATTGTATTTGGTGTTACTATTGTTCATTGCATTTGAATAAGGATATAAGTTATGGACCTTGACCGCGCAACTCGCATCGTCAATAAGATGGTAAGGGAACGGTTTTCTACCGTTGACAAGGTTCTTGCTGAATTTAACAAGTATCAGGTTGGCGGTGAATGCTCGCATTTCTGGCCAGATGAAAATACTGCATGTAAGATGTTGATTGATAATCTTGAAGGGAACTGATCATGGGTTATTATGTACAAGACGGAATCCGTAACTTCAAACCCGACAACACGGAAAGCGTGTTCTATTTTCCTGCATATGGAGAATACACCTTTACCGAACTCGTTGATGCTGCTAATGAGCATTTTGGTTTGGAACTGACAATTGACGATTATCGTGTTGGTATTGAGTATATCCATACTGAGGCTGTTGGTTATGATCGCTATGACTCGTCTGATTACACCAACTATTTTGTAATCACTCGACGTATTATTAAGTAAAATGGAGATCGATAATGAGCAAACGTAACACATTTCTGTTCGGAGTGGCTGTGGGCGCCTGGCTGAATATTTGGCCAGCCCCTATCCTCCACTATCCGTTTGCAGCGTTTATCTTTGCCTACATCCTGGTATTCTATGCACTGTTCAGTATGACCATGGAGAAACGATGATGACCGATATTGCTCGGCAGGCTCTGGCGGACATTCTTGATGAAATCAAAGACAAGACTGTTAATCATAATCTCATCATGTCAATCTCAAAGGTAAGGCGGATTGCCCATGATGCCCTTGAACATCCCGCATACAAGAGCACGGGGATGAACACCATTGAATACTGGGAAGTCAACGAGTCCTATGACCGGGACATGACTGCTATCGCCAACTTCACCAATGAGGAGGAGGCCAAGAAACTGGCAGGCGGGAGCATGTATCGAGGTGTGTGGAAGAAATCCACCACCATCTTTGACACCGTGGAAGACTATGAGAACAACACTCGGGAAAAACTTCGCGAACGGGCATTGAATAAACTCACTTCCGAAGAAAAAATTGCATTGGGACTTGACCATATCAAATGATGCTGCTATAAGCGGCTATCATCAGCAAGGTGCAGAGACGTATTTGGCATGGGCAAAAGAACATACCTCTGGAATGGAAAATGATTCTTGGTAGGATGGTGATTTGGAAGAGGATTGGTTGCATATGCACGATAGACCAAGAGATTTTTACGGACCAGAAGATTGGGACGGACACACGGACCCGCAAGAGCAAGAAGATGATGTGAAGAAGCGTCAAGCAGCGTGGGATGCCCAACGCGCCATGCTTCCTTGGTGGCGCAAGCTATTCAAATGAACATAGAAGGAGTTTAATAATGTCTGATTTTGAAGTTCATCCTATTGGAACCGCCAGCCGCATTAAGAGAATGGAAGACGGGTTACGTTTTCTTGATGAGGTGATTGATAACAATATTATTCACACCGAGAATCCCATTAATCGGGTTCATTGGAAGGGTGAATGGCTTGAAGGCGCGGCAGCAGACTGCCTAATTCATCACCTTCGCCTAATTCAGAAAGTAGTCAAATTTGCTTTGGAGGAAAATCGGTGACTCTTCTTTCTGGATGGACACTTGATTACACAGAAGAAAAGACCCATGAAGATGGTCCCTATACTTCTTCGGTCTACAAAAACGATCAAAATGATATTCTTGGCGTCACGGTTGATCCAGACGATCCGGACTGGGTTCATTGGTATTTCATTCCATCAGGTGAGGTTTACCCTACCATGAGTGGGAATGATTTAATTGAAACTTTTATGGAAGAATTTGAAGTATAGTGAATTATATAATTCCCGACAACCCATCTAATCAAAAGGATAATCAAATGGATAAAATTGTTAATGTTTTTAGTGAGATTGTGGTCGGCATTTTTGTCATTACTCTTGCCGGTCTAATGTTCGCATTGCCTGTATATTTTCTGTGGAATAGTTGTCTTGTGGATGCTGTATCTGGCCTTCATCAGATTGGATTGTTTCAGGCATGGGGTTTGAACATTCTGTTTGGTGTTCTTTTCAATAAGAGCATTTCGCAAAAGACAGAGGCGTAAAGTTTATTTTCTCTCACTTTTTGGCGAATAAGTATGCATAAGGGATGTGATTAATCACATCCCTATTGCTATTTAATGAGGAATGTTATGAAATTTAGCGTACTATTACCGACGCGTGGTAGAAAAGAATTACTATTAAAATCCATTCAAAGTCTACTTGAACAAGCAGATACCCCTGACCAAATTGAAGTTCTTTTGGGAATGGACAATGATGATACAGATTCAGTAGAGTATGTCAAGTCAGTAATTCTTCCGAGATATTCTAATATTAAGTTATATATGTTTCCATCATATGGTTATGGAAAACTGAATATATATGCCAATTCACTTGCTGCGCTTAGTGTCGGAAACTGGATTATGCTGTGGAATGATGATGCCTTCATTCGGACTCCACATTGGGATACTGTCATTGATAAGTATGATAATCATCCTATGCCACTCTTACGTATGCAGGTAGAAAAAATGAGCCATCCATTTGCATTGTTTCCAATTGTGAAGCGTAAGTGGTTTGAAACTGTTGGAACTCTTAGTTCATATTCACATATTGATCGCTTTATTTACAATGTAAACAGCAATATAGATTGGCAAAATAAGCATCTGTGGGTAGTTGATGTCCCTGTCAATGTATTACATGATCGCTATGACATTACTGGAAACAACAATGACGAGACCTTTCAAAGAGCAATAACAAGCTATAACGAAGGTCAACCCGATAATCCATGTTCAGATGATTACCAGCCATCATTTACTGCAGTGTTAACATCAACGAATAAACTCATTCATTATATCAATACTGAGTTGGGCGGAAACATGCGTTATTTGCCTATTGATACGCTTAAGGAAGTTCAGAAAGTTTCTACACAAAGTCATGGTGCTCATTAATGAGATATGAACTGAGACGGTGGACTGATGAAGCTAAAACAGAATTTGTGGTCAGACAGTGCTCTGATGATTTTAATTCAATTAACGCACAATATGATAGAGCATTATCTGCCACCACAGCGCCACATCTTATTCACATCGTAGATACCGACTCCGAAAAAAAGAGTTGACTTTTCATTCAATATCAAGCATTGTGAATCATCGGAAATTTCCAAAAGGAGTAATAAGATGGATCGCGTTGTTGAAAATGGAAAAGTTGCAGTTCTGATTTCCACGGAATTCGGGACTGGTTGGTTTTCTTGGCACGGAATTGATGACCTTATTTTTGATCCTGTGCTTGTTGAGATGGTTCGCAATGATCGTCGCGATGAAATCAAGTCGTATGTGTCTCGTGCATATCCGGGCGCTGATATTTCTGAATGTGGCATTTCTGATCTGCAAGTAGAAATGGTTCCGGAAGGATCGGTGTTTCGTATTAATGAATGCGGTGGTGCAGAAACTATCGTGTTTTCCGAAGATGATTATTGGATTGAGGTGTAACATGCAAATTGCAATCGCAACGCCAGATGGAAAGGTTAGCCTTTGGTGTGACGTTACTGGTATCAACGAAGATGGTTCAATTGACTTCTATGTTTTCAACGGTGCTTGGAGAGGTAGATACAATAACGGTGAAATCTACGTAGAATATACCAAGGCTACTTATCCTGGTATGCTTGTGTGGGTTGGCAATGCTCCCAGTAACTACAATCATGCTATACCTTGGATTCAGGAACAAATTGACGATCCCGAATATGTAATGATGCGGCCTGATCAGTATGTTGCCCCCGTATTGGAAAAAAATGATGATGAAGAATCGGATGATATTCCGTTTTGATTGAGGAGTTTTATTATGCTTATTTTTTTTAATCTGTTTCTCGCAGCAATTAATACCATTTGTTTTGTATTTTTCACCCTGCCACAGACTCCGACACGGGGTGGAAAAATTGCGGGATTTATTAATGGTTTGGCCGCTGGTTTTTGTTTGTCTACCGCATTCTCTGCTCTGTTACTGCATTAAGCAAAATGAAAATTATTCATGTTAATAGGCAACATGTTGCCATGAATGCCAAAGATGGTGGGAATCGTCCTGTCTATACCATTAAGGATAGCGGCAAAACCCGTTATGCCCTAGAAGTTGTAATTGACGGACCTTCTCGTTTAGTGTATAATAGCACTCATTTGAGTTGTGGTGCTCGTGCTTGGCTTGAAACTGATGCAGAACTTCAACTTATTGATGAAATGACTTTTAAGGAAGCAAGAGAATATGAAAATTGAGTATCATTTACTTCGTAAGGCGTTGCTGCAGGCAATCTTAATAGTAGGTTCTATTTTTTTGGCGATTGCCGCTATTGTCGGTATTATTTTTGCAATCATTTGGTCAGCATTTAATATTGGACCATTGATGATTCCAGTATGGGCTTTTGTCTGTTTTGTTATAGTACTGACTAGTCAGTTTTATTCTGATTACCATAAAGAATTCATGGAGGAACGAAAGAAGATTGTTGATACGTTGCGGCGATAAATCATGACCGAAGATGAAGCACGAAAAAAATGGTGCCCACAGATTCCAAACCGTGAAGCAAGGTGTATTGGCTCAGATTGTGCTGCGTATAGATTCGTTCATGATGAGTTGACAAGTTTCATCGCCAATGGTAAGACAGTAGTAACACCAAGTGAACATGGTTACTGCGGTCTCGCTGGAAAACTTTGAGGATTTTGTAAATGTCTGAACAGCCAATTATGCATGAACGCGACGATGGCAACAAGCGTTGGTATTTAAATGGAAAAATTCATCGCGAAGATGGGCCTGCTATTGAATATGCAAATGGCACCAAGGAATGGTACCTAAATGACAAACGCCATCGCGAAGATGGTCCTGCTGTTGAACGTGCAGATGGTTCCAAGTTCTGGTATCTAAATGGCAAAGAAATAGATCAATTGGTTTTCTGGGTTACTACTAAAGAGCGAATGGAGGAAGTGTCATGACTATGCATCTTCTTGGCCCCGCTTTCTCTACAATTTCCAACAAGAAACAAAAGAAAAAAAACATAAACGTCAATGCTAAGTTTACACAAGAGTTCAATGCTTACAATAAGCAAATGAAACGTCTTGGGCTTAAGACAAAAACTATTGCTGAATATGTTTCGTATCGTCAAGGAAAATCTAAAACCGAACCCAAGATGATCAAAGAACCAATGAAAGCGGCTACATATATTCGTCCGAGTCCAGTTGTCCCATCATCTGGTGATCAAGTAGGACATATTCCTGCTAAACCCGCAATGTCGTATTCCGGTGAACGAAAGCTGATTGGTATTGGGACGATGCACAAGTCCAATTCGATCCCTATTTTTGAACAAAGTGATGCTGAAGATATCGCTAAGATGAGGAGAAATTAATATGAATGCTTTGATTGGTGCAGTAACAGGAAGTATTTTGTTTCTCGTTTTCACGGTTGTTGCCCAGCCCGGAAAATGGATGTTTGTAAATTATTCGGAAGGAACCGCAATTTTCCTTTATTTTGGTGTCGCATTGTTATTTGTGGCAGCAGGAGTAATAGGCGGATTGTTGATTGACCATTCCAATACATGAAACTTCCAGTTAACTACAATAACCTAACTCCTCAGCAACGAAAGGCAGTTAGAGAACAGTATTGCCAACTACAAGACTGGAAGTGCAGTCATTGTAACAATAATTTGATGGAAGATGCAGCCGATTTCATTCAAAAAATGAAAATTAATTTCAGCCTATTTCCGGGTGGAATCGGTTTTCTAAAATTCCCCATTCATTTACATCATGATCACAAAACAGGCTTGACAATAGGTGCTGTTCATAGTAGATGTAATGCTGTGCTTTGGCAATATCATGGAGAGTAATTTGTGGCTAACGCGGCGGAAAAAGAAAATACATTCAGAGCATTAAAGGATGAGCCTATGCTGGCTACACGTTTCTTATGTAGGGTCAATTGGCATCGGTGGACCAAGTATAGTGAACTTCGCAGAGAGCGAAGAACTCCATACGACTATCTTGTTCAATATCGCAACTGTGATTGTTGCGGAATAATTGCACAAAACATCATACATAAGAATTGACATTCACTCAAACCATCCCCATAGTCTCTTTATTGATTTTTAATATAGGTGAAATATGATTCCTGAAGAGCATAAAGCAGCTATCATTACAAGTGGCATTTCTTTCATGCGTTCTATTACGGAATGTTATGGCAGTGAAGATGGTATGAAACTGTGGGATGCTATTATCGATACCATTGATCCTTCGGTAAAGGGCGAAATCTTTTTCGCAATGCTGCGAGGTGATTATCAAAATAGTATCGTTCTCAAAGGCGTCGGACTTAATACTCAAAAAATTCCCGCCATCAAAGAGATTCGTGCCATTTCCGGTCTTGGTCTTCATGAAGCAAAAACTGCCTATGAAGATGCTGAGCGCGGGTATGGTGTTACTATCTCGTGTGACCCTAAGAAAGTTCATGACGCCATTTTTCATCTTCGCGCTGTCGGAATGATTGTATGATGAAATATCACGTTCGCCTTACTTCTGAACAGTGGCATGAAATGTATTATCGTATTCCAGAACACAATCAACATACTGGATTTGATAAGTATTATAACTGTGAGACTGATGAAATCAAATGTTTGAACACTGACGGAACCGATCACTATCTTGTGTTTGAAACTGAAAAAGATGCAATCATGTGGGTTTTGAAGTATCTATGATAGAGGTTCATATTTCTCTGGCAAAATATTTTAGTCTTGCCGATGCAAGCCTTGACACAGATGAATTTGAAAAAAAGTTTAATGCATACCCAAAATTATCACCCAATATTGCCGTAATTATATTGGTGTTTAAAAATGAACAAGATGCAATTTGGTTCCAATTGAGGTATTTATGACAAAACAAATCATACTAAAATACAAACTTGTTCGCCGTGGTGAAAAGTGGTGTGTTCGCGTCAAGGGATTGGTGAATACCACCGATTCATTCGGTTTCTGTCATGAGCGTAATATGAGCTATCACATTAAACAGCACTGGTCTGGTCGGTCCGTTTATGAATGGGATTACGATTTTATCTTTGACAAGGGCTATGAAGCCACTACATTTATTATGGGATATTTGGTATGATTATCTATAAAATTCGCCACAAAGAAACTGGAAAGTTTTTGAAGGGGACTCCTACATATCACAGCTATGATAAGGACGGTCGTATTTTTCCGACTATTGGCAATCTTCGTACCTTTTTAGCCAACATACTAAGATATGATCATACCCGTGGTCATGTTGCGCTTTGGGACATTATTGAGTATGAAATCACTGAAAATAGTGTCAAGGGTGTTCATGAAGTTATCAAGCCCGAGCAACTTATCAACATGTTGAAGAAATAATTATGTCTGAGTGGCAACTTATTGATACTGCACCAAAAGATGGGACAGAAATAATCTGCTGGCCCGGTTTAAGAAAAAACAATTCTTCCGTAATGGGCGCATGGTTGAATACGAGGGGTGGACCATGTTGGTATGATCTTGCGGTAGGACATCACAATGGATATTGGAAACCCACACATTGGATGCCGATGCCCGAGCCTCCCTCTTTGGAAAATAATCATGAATAAACCATATGATTTAAATGGAAGTGCATATAAAGACCTTCCTAACCGTCTTGAAAAACAGGCTCAAAATGTTGAAAAAGACGGGTGGCTTAATGCTGCCCGTCTTATGCGTAATGCTGCCGATGTCCTGCGTGAACTTCACGAGAATAATATTATTAAACTTGACTTGGATGGAGATGATGATGTATAATATACTTTGCCGTATTGGATTTCATAGTTGGGTGATACTTGATAGTGTTGGCATGACCAATCCCTACCGATGCAAAAACTGCGGAAAGAGCACGATGAAATGAACGAAGACAAATACAAAGTTGCACTGGAAAAACTGATTTCAGTTCTTGACCGTTGCCCTCAATTTGAATCTGGGGCAGGTGGAATGTCCATTGAAGCACAGATGCGTAGAACCTTTATCAATCGTGTTCCTGCTATGGCAGTAGAAGATGCACGTAATGTTTTGTTAGGTATTGATGATTATGAGTCCTGAACTTGATCAACATATTAGAGAGAAGTATCCACTTATCTTTCAGAACTCATGTGAAATGAGCATCGGTGATGGCTGGTTTGACATTGTAGACAATGCATGTGGTGGCATTCAAACTCATATTGATTATACTGAACAACTGATTGTAATGGCTATTCATTGGAATAATCAAGTGAACGATCCTGATTTTGATTGGGATGCACACAAAGGCTCTTTTACCAAGAGAGAAGAACGAAAAGTTCCAGAGCCGGTTGAACAAGTTGTTGCCACACAGATCAAAGAAAAATTTGGCAATTTTCGTTTCTATTATCAGGGTGGCGACGATTATATTCGCGGGATCGTCAGTATG